TCACAATAATGAACTATTTCTTTTTCGCTTTCGATTTTCCCGATTTCATGTTTGCTAACCAATGTGCCATCCTTTGCTTTTCACCACTTGAACTCTTAGCAGTTTTCCTTAAACTGCTAACACTTGCTTTGGTATTTACACCACTGCGCTTTGCTAGTCCTTTTCGTCCTGGATTTTTACCATCTGCAAAGTTTTCTTCTATAGGACCTGCACTTATAAATCTATCAGCATTAACAGGATTAGCTATTAGTAAATGTCCAGTATCACTGTATGCTCTGTATATTTTGTCTTTGGGTTCTATCTTAAATGAAATTTCGTCTCCAAACCAGCCTCCTGATTTAGTACTAACAAAAATACCTTTTGGTGTACGCCAATCTTTACCTGCTCGTAAATCAAATAGGGCAAACTCGCGTTCTCCCGATGTGTCGGCCCTTGGTCGAAGACCTCCGGACTGTAATATATTGTTTAGTTTTTTAGTTTGATGATAAACTACAGTTCCGTTTAATTTGTTTCGATCTTCAGGAGATAATTCAAAAACATTAAGACCTACAGTATTCCCTGGCGGCGAAATAACATTTCCTCCTTTTTTATCTTTAGCAAAGTTTTCTGCTAGTGTTGCCACTTCATCAGGTTCAACAGCATATTTTTCAGAAAATATTCTAAAGTTTTCTTCCATGATAGCCAACCCTGGATCAGGTTTTTTAATATCGTCTAAACTGTGCCCGCCCTGAATAATTGACCATTCATATGCAGTATATCGTGCTTCTTCTTTAACTACACGAGTTCTAGTCGTAGGAGGAACTCCGTCTTTTGTGACAGAGTTTCCAAATTTCGCGGCTTGTGTTTTAATTTCGTTCGGGCCCACATCAACAGTTGTGTTAACTCCCTTTACAACTCTTCCCCATTCATTTATCTTCGATTCATTCATGTATTTTTTTCGATACATTTGTTCTAGTTCTTTTGGATGAATAGCATTGCCTATCATTCGTCCGACATCAAACGCATATCCGCCCAAGCTTTGGCGGTCTCCATCAGTTTGAACTAGTTCATGCATTTTGCTAAGAATTTTATCTATATATGCCTTTTCTCTTTTTTCCTGCATTCTAGCAATTAATTCATCTCTAGATATACCTTCAAATAAGCTTGATAACATTAATTCATATATTTTCATATTACATTCCTACCATTTGCGGCAACTCCAATAGCGTGCCTTTGTTCTAGGTCCAGGATTGTCACAATTATGTCTTGCACGAAAACTCTTTCGGCGTGCTGGATTAGACTTTTTAATACGCATGGTTGGATCGCCAAAATTGACTTTTTTAACATTGCCAGTACTTGGGTCTTTTACATATACTTTAAATTTTTTAACATCACCCTGCATTGGCTTACCAAGTTGCACATTGCGTCCTTGATATTCTGCTTCATCTATAATTTCGTCTTCATTAACCCATAAATCACCATATGCTTCATAAAAGTCATCACCATCATAAGTTTCCTCGATGGCATTTTCTTCGTCACTCGTGTCTCCAGTAACTTTATATGTTTTATTACCAACAGTAAATGTATCAGATCCTGCCTTAATAGCATTCATACGAGCATCAGTGAATGGATTTGACTCAACTTGATGATATTTGGAATCAATTTCATTTATTTTCATAAGTATTTTTCCTCGAGATAATCTAGATCAATCACTTCAGCTTTTATTTGCTTTTCGCCTCTAAGTCTCGCAGCTAGTACAGCATGATGTCCGTCTCTTATAAAAAAATGATCAGCAAACTTAATAACCACTATATCCTTAGACGAAGAAACTTTTTTCTTTAATATCTCTCGATCTTCTATTCTTACAAATGGTTGAGTGGCACTTAATTTATTAATTGGCAAAGATTTTATTGATTTGGCTTCATTATCTAGTTTTAATCGTACTTTAACTCTGTCAGCTGCTGACAAATTGTAGAAATCGAAAGATTTATATACATCGTTAAAGACTGACTCCATCTCATTTACCCAATCGTCGTTATAACTTTTTAATGGAATATAATCTCCCGGCACAGTATCACTTGAGTAATACCCGTAGTCTTTTTCTGTCCCGTATCGTTTTCCGACTCGATTTGCTAGATTTATAGGATTAATCTTTCTTTCATCTAATATATCTCTGATCTTCATTTTTTACGACCTCTAAATCCTTGGGGCATGTTCATCTGACCATGCATCTTTGGTAGACCAAACCAGAGCTCAAACCATTCTTTATCACCTGGTTTTATATTTTGCTCACGTTCTTTTTTACGATTGGCCGTTGCAGCATCGCTGATGTTTTCCAAAGTGTATTCAGTATATCCTTTGAATTCATTTACACCAGCAAGTTTTTTGATATATTCCAGTTCATCCATGATACAACTCCGTCTCTACACCCATGCCATTGCGCACAGCATCGTACATGGTCTTTGCTAGCTTCTTGTTGGGCACACCTTGTACAAATGTTTGAAAGTCACCACTTGCAGCAGCCGCTCTGAGCTTACTAGCACTTATGCCAGCCGCATCATCTGAGTCTGGATCACGTTCGCCTGCACTTACAACTTGAATACTTTTAAAATTGTATTCTTTTCCATTGTAATCACCGATTAATTTTTTAAATTGTTCTAACCTATCACTGCCTGCCACGAATACTATATTGTCGTATCCCAGTGATTCAATTTTTTTAAGTGCTTGAATAACCGTTTTGACATTTTGATCGCCTACATTAACTGTGGGGAAAAATGATTTAACAAATTTTAATTTGGTCGGAAAGTCCAATGGATCTGTTTTGGGCTTTTGTGTATGACTTAAAAAAATATAAGAGTCGCCTGGAATACTATGAATTTTATCTGCAAGTTTCTTATGGCCAATTGTTGGAGGATTCATTCTTCCAAATGCCACTACCGCAGTTTTGTTCTTTTGTTTTTCAAAGACTTCTCTTAAAAACATTAATAAATTCCCTTGCGAACATTTGTCATTTCTTCAGAGTAAATTTTTTGCAATAACGCTTTGCGATCGTTGTCATCCATAATTTCGTCTGGACGTTTTGGAATATTAAACTTAATGCAATATGTTTTGGTAGCTTGATCAATCATTTGTCCAAAATGTTTTTCAGGGTTGATTTGCTTCTTTCCTTTGACCATATCACGCATTCTGGTCATTGCTGGGAAGAAATGTTTTCTATAAAACATAGGATCATTGCGCATGAAAACTGCAAGGTCATCAACTACATCAAATGGCAAACTGTCATCAACGGGCTTATCAAAATCTTCTATACGCATAACTTATTCCTCGTCCATTGATATTTCGATATCAAAATCTTGATATCCTTGTTCAAACATATACTCTGCTAATCTGTTTGCATATTCATCTGATTCATCATCATTTAATGCTCTTGTTAGCGCAATTTCTATAACAGGGGCACCTGAGGTAGTTTCTAAAAATTGCTGTTCAGGAAAAATAGATTCATCAAGTTTTTCAACTTCATCAAGTTTTTCAAAAATAATTCTTACAAAATGTTCCATATTTTTACCTTAATTATTCATTGTTATTGAAGTCACAGAACCATTAGTGTATATTAATTTTGGTCTTACCCACACATAGTTTCCTGTAAAATTCTGTATTACACTAGCAGTCTGATTAATAACAGTATAAGTGTATACAGTAAACCAATCTTCTTCTAATGGTTCCACTGCTAACGTAGCCTGAATATATACTGAGCCACTAAGGCCGTCAACACTGCATTGTATTGAGTGAAGACCATCGCTTCGACCATAAAAGCCGTCGCCTTTGAACATATCACCAGTAACGGTGATTGTTTCACCGTTACCAGGATGTGTTTGTTGAGTTAAAATTGTTGTACTAGTTGTCATGCTAGTATTTATCAATATCACCTTTGTAAACTAATTTCTCTATGCGCCTAATGTTTTTACTAATATACATTTGCACCATCAACAATACCTTTTCATCTCTTACATAAAAATATGCGTTGCCATTATACATCGAGTGCTTGATATTGCCCAGTGTGTAAACTCCTACTTTACTTTTGTCATTGTTTACTTCTAACCAGGAGGCAAAACTTGGATCACACTTTTTGTTGTTCAAATATATTTTGAATTCCATATCTGGTGGAGTATCAACTAAAACAACATCATGTTTTAATGACAAGAACTTCAGCATTTCGGGCTGTGGTTTCCATAATTCAGCACCAGAAGATCTAAACTTTTTAGCAATCCCGTTTGCAAGATCCAAGTCATTCGTTGCAATACTTAATGTATTTTGTTCACATCGTATTCTATAATCATCAGTAGTTTGTTTTAATAAAGAATATATGTCCATTGCATCCAAAAAATCAAATTCACTGATTGTTTGCTTGGTTCGATATAATTGCCTCACCAAAGGTTGGTTTCTTTCGTACAACCCATTAATTTCATCCAACACGGACTTGGCAAATGAAAGAGTTTTTGTTCTTTGATTGCTGGTTCTAAACGCATACGCAAGCGTACTGGGAAGTACTATTTTGTATAAGTACTTCCCATAGTGTAGCTTACGAGTTTCACGCAGTTTCAATGATTTCATGTGGCTCACACTTTAAAAATAGTTGTTCATCTTTGATGTCAACTGTCATTTTTCCACCATTTTTAAGATTACCAAACAGTATCTCTCTTGACATTGGGCGCTTGACCTCTTTATCAATAACACGTTGTAGCGGACGGGCACCCATTTTTGGATCAAAGCCCTTGTCTACAAGATAATCCAATGCTTCATCAGTTACTGTAATTGAAATATCCTTTTCCTTGACCATGTTTTTAAGCTCTAGTAGGAACTTACCAACAATTTTCATCATTACTTCTTTGCTCAGCTTGGCAAATGTAATGGTTCCGTCAAGTCTATTACGGAATTCTGGAGAGAAGAACTTCTTAAGTTCAGCATCTTCATATTGCCCTTCAAGAGAACTCCCAAACCCAATGTTATTCTTCTCTGCTGCCTTGGCTCCGAGATTGGTTGTTAGGATAAGTATACAGTTGCGAGCATCTGCTTCTTTACCATTGCTACCAGTTACTTTGCCATTATCCATTACTTGAAGAAGAATGCTACTTACATCAGGATGTGCTTTTTCAATTTCATCCATCAACAATACGCAATTGGGATTTTCTTGAATCTTTGTGATAAGTTGTCCTGCATTGTCTTCATGACCAACATACCCTGGAGGAGATCCAATCAATTTACTGACGCTGTGCTTCTCCTGGTATTCACTCATATCAAAGCGTACGAGTTTTACACCCAACTGCGAAGCCAGTTGTTTTGCAGTTTCAGTCTTTCCTGTGCCAGTTGGTCCCATGAATACAAAACTTCCAACTGGTTTATCATCAGGCTTGAGACCTGCTTGACTTACTAGAATTTTATCCACAATGCTTTCAATTGCACTGTCCTGACCGTATACAACTTTCTTGAGATTTTCTTCAAGCTTTACAAGATTGTCAGTTTCTTTTTCTGCAACTTGTTCAGTTGGAAGGTTAATCATTTTTGCAAGTTCAAACTGGATTTCTTTCTCAGTAACAACTTTATTTTCGGTTTGCTCATTGAGTTTAAATCTAGAACATGCAACATCAATTAGGTCAATTGCTTTATCAGGAAGCTTTTTGTCAGTTTGATATTTTACACTGAGCTTAACAGCAGCGTTGATTGCATCCTGAGTAATTTCAGTATTATGATAGTCTTCATAATACGTTTTAATACCAGTTAAGATATCCTTTGTAACTTCAGGAGTGGGCTCTTCAACAGTAACACGTTGGAATCGTCGCATAAGAGCACGATCCTTTTCAAAGTACTTGCGATATTCTTCCCAAGTAGTTGATGCAACAACCTTTAAGTCGCCTTTTGTAAGTGCTGGTTTAAGCATGTTGGCAAGATCATTGCTTCCAGCTTGACCACCTGCACCAGCACCATTCATCATATGTGCCTCGTCAATAAACATAATAGTCTTACCTTTCTTGGTAAGTGCTTGCAACACAAGTTTAAAACGTTCTTCAAAGTCACCACGATACTTGGATCCAGCAAGCATTGCACCAATATCCAGGTTGTATACTTGGTATTCTTGTAGGAACGATGGAACATTTCCGCTGACAATGTTATATGCCAAGCCTTCAGCAATTGCTGTTTTGCCCACACCAGGGTCACCAACCAGCATTACGTTGTTTTTGCTTCTACGCCCCAACGCCAGTGCAACTTTGTCAAGTTCCTCACTGCGTCCAATAATAGGATCGATTCGTTTGTTCTTTGCTTGGTCATTAAGATTAACAGTAAAGCTTTTAAGTGCTCTACGTGCATCAGCGCTGAGTTCTTCTTCAGCAATTTCACCTTCTGCTTCTTCATTAATAAATTCTGCAAATTTTGTTTTGTCAATGTTTGCTTTATTCAAGAAGTATACAGCAATTGAACGTTTTTCAGTAAGAAGACTTACTAATACGTCTTCTACTTGTATATGACTACGTCCTGCAAACAATACTTGTGTGAACGCTCTGTTAAGAACACGTTCAACTGTTTGTGTTTTCTTTGGTTTTAACTTTTCTTGATCAGTTTTGATATCATCTGAGTTATTCTTAAGATGATACTCAAGGTTTGTTTTAACAAAGTCAACATCAGACCCATATGCAGTAAGCATATTGACAAAGTTGTCTTCGCATAACATTGCGTAAAGCAGATGTTCAAGTGTAACATACTCATGCTTGAGTTTTTGTGCATCTTTGACAGCTTTGTCAAAAACTAATTGAAGCGCTTTAGACGGTTCTACCATTTATTGTATTTTCCTCTATATTTTGTTTTAGTTCTGATAGTTTTTGTAAAATTTCTGTGTCATCTATCTTTGGAATAACTGTTTCTATTTGAACATACAAGTTGCCTCGACGTTGTGTATGTATATCAGGTATTCCATATCCAGTAATACTCAGAATGGTTCCAGGTTTTGTGCCTTTAGGGACTGTAAGTTTTACTTTACGATCATCTAACGTCTCTATTACTATAACACATCCTAATAGTAAGTCAAACACATTTATCGTTCGTTTGGTTGCTATATTATTCATGTCTCTGACCCAATCAGGATGATCATTGACTACAACTTTAATTAACAAATCGCCTCTGGGCGCATTGGTATGTGAATCATCACCAAGCCCTTGATACCGTATGTTATCACCTGTCTTTGCACCTGCAGGAATATTTAAGTTAATGTTCTCAATGCTTCCGCTATTTAAATTGTATCTCAAATTGGTTTGTTTGCCAGTGAATACGTCCTTAAGGTCAACAGACACCCTAAGTGTTATATCTCTATTTCGTTGCATCCTGCTCTGTCCGAATCCTTGAGAAAACATATTACTGAATATAGACTCAGCAAAGGTGTTGCTTCCTCCTCTAAAGTCAGAAGAATTGAAATTAAAATGTGTATGAGGATTGTCGTGTTCTTGTCTTTTATCAGGATCTTTGAGAATTTCATAAGCTTCATTCAATTGCTTAAATTTCTCAGGATCGCCACCTTTGTCAGGATGGTGTTCCATCACTAGTTTTCTATATGATTTTTTGATATCTTCTTGTGTTGCAGTGCGTTCAATGCCCAGTATTTTGTAATAATCCATACAAATACTTAGTTACTCAGGAGGGCCCTTGCTTCCAGAACCGACATACAGTCCAAACCATGCAGCACCTGCCCCTACGACAACTGATATAAGACCAGATTGCTCCATACTAGGATCTGGAAGAGCAGTGTACCATTCGATTACACTATAAAGAATAAAAATATAGATAGTAATAAATAACCTTGGAAAAGGTCTCCAAGCATCAACTGCTCTTGCCAAATATATTGATTTAGCATATGGATTTTTCTTTAAATTTTCATTTGATTCAGCAGTTTTTGAACCAATTTTTACTGATTTGGTTGATCCATCATTGTTGGATTCAATTTCAACGTCATGCGTTTTACCATTGGAACTAGTATTACCATTGGGATTGTAATCATCGTTAGGAGAAAAATCATCATCGTAGTCGTTGTTCATATCACTTTCCTCTGAACAAGACTGTTATTACTATTTCAAGACTTGCCCTTCTTAGTATTATTTATACTAATTCTGTGAAGGCAGCACTGCTTGGCCTAGAATTCTATCGCTTTCCACGTAGTAGTTTCTGTATGCAACAATTATGGCATTTAATTGTTCAACTTGAGAACGCAAATCGTTTAAATTAAGAGACATTGCCTCGTACCCATCAGCAGTTACCGCAAAAAATACAACTGGTAATCCTTTGGCTTCGAGTTCTGCTATTTTAGATTCAAAATTATCCACAGTAATAACAGTCCATGTAACCGTCTTTAAGTTAAGTTCATCAACATTTGGAATGGTTAATGATGGGCGCTGTACTGGCGTTGTTGATATTTCAATTGGGTCAACAGTTGCTCCACAAGCACTAAGGCTGAACAATATTGTTAAAAAGCCAAGGACATTCAGTATTGAATTCTGTACCATTTGTTGCGTTTCTTTCTTTGTCAGTTAACTCAGCACCGGATAATAACTCCATGCAACGAAATGCATTTTCAGTACCTCTGTTAATAATTCGTTCAATTAATTCTGGTCTGTTTTCAGCTAAAAATCCCAAATCATTGTTGGCAAACTTTTCAACTAATAAACTATTTCTACGACGTATTGCAGTATTTTCATCGTTCAGTCGAATAACTTCTTGCTGTGCTAAATTATAGTCAGTTTGCAATTGTGAAATAGTTTGCTCATTTAAATCTATACCAGTTTGAAGATTTGCATTATTTGTTGTAAGTGTTTGTATACGAGCCTGTGAGTCTTTATAATACAAATACCCAAGACCACTGGCAGTAAACATAATAATAGCAAAAATTCCAATTAATTTAAAATTCATATCAATCTTAACTTTTTCAATGTGTTTGAACCTGCTATGCCATCAGAAACCATTCCATGCATAGATTGCCACTGTTTCAATGCCTGTTCAGTACCACGTCCAAAGTCTCCATCTGCACTAATTCCCAATGCTTTTTGCAGTTTTATAACTTCAGGTCCTTTTGAACCAATTCGCAATACTTTGATTGATTTCGTTGTTGCTTCAGTATGCACTGTAGCCTTGCCATCTAATATTGCAAGAGCAGAATTCCAGCGTCTAGTACGATCGTCTAATCCTATTGTACCACCGTTAATACGCTTTGACATTCCTACTATGTCACCTCTATCTGCATATGCAGCAATGTTATTTGTTTTCCAAAACCAGCAAGCACTTTCAAACGCACCTTGCTTTGTAGCTACATATTCAGCAGCTTCTTCCGCAGTCATTCCTACTGATTTTGCAAATGCTGAGTAGTTATTACGGCCTGTGAGTTGCTTAATGCCACGACCCCTAAATCTCCAACCATCTCCGGTATTAGTGTTACCAAGAGCACCTCGTTTAGATCTAAATTTATCTTGATAAACATAGTTTGCAATCTTTTCAGGATTACGAGCATATTCTTTAGCATTTCTTTTTCCTGGTCCAAAGTATCTTCCAAATACTGAATTAAGTGCTTTTTCACTATAATTAAGATTCTCTTCAAGAGACTTGAATTCATTTGACTCATGAGCACACTGCGCCATAAATCCTGCTATACGATTTTTAGTTGTAATATCGTATTTCTCAAATAAATCAACGGCGATTTTATACCATTCATCTGCTTCTTTATTACTAGGAATCATTGCACTAAATTGTTGTATTGTAATCATAAATTACTCCTTGACTATGTTTGAATGCGAGTTAACACAAGAGTTTTGTCTTGATTTTCAAATGTTAGTTTGTTGCCATATTTTGTAATATTATAATCACCAATATACTTTGATAAAAATATTACTTCAGCAAACTCATTAAAATTTAAACTTTCAGTTAAATCATTCATAATTTGCGTTTTATCACCAAAATCAATAAACTTAAAGTAAACTGGGTCTGCAAATTTTTTCTTAATTTTTATAATGTCATCCCACATATCAATTGATTCAACAAAACTTCGATTAAAGAAGTTTTTGTAATTATCCATATTAGATTCATTGACTTTATTTTTATAACTTTCTGAATCAATAGGGACTGTTGCAGTCAATGTTTCTAAATTTAATGGCATAGATTTGAAATTTTTATAATACCGAAATTTTAAATCATCAAGATTAGAAAGTTTCTTTACGCCATCGATGATTTCTAAAATTTCTTCTGGTGCATTTCTTGATCTTTCAATTTCAACGAATACTTTGTAAGTACCATCGCTTTGCTCACCAGCAGTAGCATCCGAATCCAATACAAACTCATATCCCTTTTCAATAAAAACCATTAAATCATCAGCAGATTCTTTAGTGCTAGTGCTAAAACTTAATGTAATTATATCTTTATCACTTCCCATCTTTGATTTGTATGAGTCTATTTCCATGATATGATGTAATAAGTCCTTTAAATCTCCAGTCTTTAAAGTCATTACAGTCCTCCTTCAAGACCGACATCACCGCCGCCCTCGCCGCCGACACCAGCATCCATACCTTCTGCTGACAACTCGTCTGCGGACTGTGCTTGACTTGGAATTTTAAGTTCATCAACTGGTTCTTTGTTTATTTCATCAATGTATCCAGAGTAAATATCAGATATTAATTTTTTGGGCATTTGAATCTTAACTAACCATATAGAACTTTCGTCCAATTTTCCTTTTTTAGACCCAGGCCTAATATCATCAGGTTTTTTAATTTTTCTAGGAGTAATTAATGTACTCCTCTTGTATCCAACTTTGCAATCATAATCTAGTAAACGTTTTGCACCCATTGGATCAGGCATATTAGCTTCAGGCCACATGAATGTACATGTAACCCAATGACGTTCAATAATTGGTCCTTCAGCTAATTCACCCTCGGCCCAATTTTTGTAAACATATAAATCTAATTCATCTATCACTCTTTCAAAGTCCTTTAATACCCCAAAAGAAGTATTTGAATCATATATTGATTCAATATTTTTAATAATATCTAAAACATCTTGCATTTGAATCTTCCTTGCTTATACTTATTTATCGGCAAAACTAGTAATGTATTAATTTTATTCAACCCTCCAATGACTAAATACATTGCGGGGAGAATTTCCCTAACCGGAAATTGCCCCTCTACAGTAACCCCAAGGAGGACACTTAATGGGTGCACCAAAACGAGCTTCTAGAAAGCGCAATAGTTCTACAACACATAATAACAATGTTGTAGACATTAAACAATTTACCAAAAAGCAAATTGTAAATATTATTCCAAGAAATAAAAACCAAGAAACTTACGTGTTAACACTGTTAGACGAGCAAAAAGACATAGTCTTCGGGATAGGTCCAGCAGGAACAGGCAAAACACTTTTGGCTGTGCAAGTAGCGGTTAAATTATTTAAGGAAGGAAAAGTTGATAAAATTATTGTAACTAGACCAGCAGTCTCAGTTGATGAAGACTTAGGTCACTTACCAGGCACACTAGAAGAAAAGATGGCACCATGGACTCGTCCCATTTTCGATGTATTAAAAGAATACTTTAATGCAAGAGAACTTCAAGGCATGATTGAAGAAGGTATCATTGAAATATCACCACTTGCATATATGCGCGGTAGAACTTTTAAGAATAGTTTTATTCTTGCAGATGAAATGCAAAACGCAACACCCAATCAAATGAAAATGTTATTAACTCGTTTGGGTGAAGGGGCAATGATGGCTGTAACAGGAGACCTGAATCAAGCAGATCGTCTAAAAGATAATGGATTGATTGATTTTACCAGACGGTTAGAAAAATTCAACCAACCATGTTTGGAAGTTGTGCGCTTCAATCAAGGAGATATTGAAAGACACAATGCAGTTAAAGCAGTACTCAACGTGTACGGTGATGAATAACTAAAATAAAAGGCAGTGTAAATTAATACACTGCCTTTTTAATTGCACTACCACCTGTTGGTGGTTTGGGTTCTTTTTTAGGATTTTTAATCTGCCAAACCAAATATTCATTTTCTGTTAAAGTATGATGCCATGCAAGCCCTTTCATAGGTGGCTTTCCATTTTCGTCACAATATGTAGAAATTATATAGTAACGTCGGTTCCATACCCATTTTTCGCTAGTAGTTTTTACAGGTATCCATGCCCATTTTTCAAAAACGTCTCGTTCTGGCATGGGCTGATATCCTCCAGTATAATTACCACCAAACATTAAACTGCCATTGGTGCAGGGATACTGGGCATTGGATCATAACCTATAAGTTTATAGTCTAAAGGCTTAGTAGCAGTCAGTTCTTCTAAATTCGTGAACCCTGGTAAAATTAGCAATGGACCAGGCTGCGGCACTCTTTTAAGTTGTTCACGTACTTGGTCCATGTGATTTTGGTATATATGGCAATCTCCACCTGTCCAAACAAAATCACCCACTTTTAGATTTAATATCTGTGCAAACATATGAGTAAGTAAACTGTAACTTGCAATATTAAACGGGACACCCAAGAACATATCAGCACTGCGCTGATATAGTTGACAGCTTAGTTCTCCGTCCTGTACATGAAATTGAAACATAGTATGACACGGCGGAAGTGCCATTACATTTACTTGATCAGCGTTCCATGCACTAACAATATGTCTACGGCTTTCTGGGGCATAATGTAGTCCATCAAGCAAGTCTGCTATCTGATCTACATGACCTATTTTTGCATCCCAACTGCGCCATTGGCTTCCATAAACTGGGCCTAACTCTTTTACCGTATCAGTGTTTGTGTATCCCAAATCTTTGGCTTGTTTGTCAGCGTTAGCAGTCCAGATAGTAGTTTTGCCTACCAGATCTTCTCTGGGTTTTCCATAATGAATTTCAGCAAGACGTCTTTCATCACTGCTCCCTTCCAAAAACCAAAGAAGTTCACTTACAACACTGCGCCAAGCAAGTTTCTTTGTGGTAACTGCTGGGAATTCTTTGCGTAAGTCAAAACGCATTTGGTAACCAAAAACTCCACGTGTGCCGGTATTTGTCCTATCATCTCTATCTTTACCATGTTCTAAAATGTGGTGCAGTGCCTCTAAATATTGTTTCATTTTTTACTCCATTTCGAAACTATTCCGAAACTTTTAATTTCAGAATGTTCAATTTTAAACATTTTGTTTATTTTCTTTACTGGTAAGAACGTATCGCAGTCATAGTCCCCATCCACATTGTTAAGCCATAATTCATCTATAATGTCTAAAGAACTTTCGACCAACTGTGCGCCGCCGATAATCCAAACAGGGAATTCAAAACTAATTTCAGTTAGAACTCCATTAAGCACATCATCATGCGTATATGTATATGTGGCGTCTTGAACTTCACTAGAACTTATTACTATGTTCTTTCTGTTTGGCAGTGGTTTGACTGGCAAGCTTTCCCAGGTTTTTCGTCCCATGACCACTGCACACCCATTAGTACATTCTTTAAACCATTGCAAATCTTTACTGTTCTTAGGCCAGGGTAGTGTACCGTTCTTACCAATTCCATAATGTGCATCATGTGCTAATATTGCTCTAATCACCTTTTCCAGGCTCCTCACTGAAATATTTAATTTTTCCCGGTACATCATGCCAATCAGCTGCATCAGTTGGAACATCCTCTGGCCTTATTTGAGTAATATTGGGCCAGATATCTGAATACTTTTGATTAAACTCTACCCATTTATCAGCACCATCCACTGTATCAGCAGTAATTGCATCTGCGGGACATTCAGGCTCACACACCCCACAATCAATACATTCAGTTGGATTAATTACCAACATGTTTTCACCTTCGTAAAAACAGTCTACAGGGCATACACTTACACAATCCATGTGTTTGCATTTAATGCAACTATCGTTTACAACGTAAGTCATTACAGTCTTGCCAATCTAATGAGTGTAGCAGCAAGATTTATTTCAGGATCGACCACCAGTGCATGGTCTACAAGTCCTTGCTTAATGATTAGCACTGCACTATCCTGCTGCTCTTCATCGCCAAATACTTCTAGATTATCATAAAGCCAGCGATAAATGTCTTCCATTTCTTCTGTTGTGGCCTGAGAACAAATTAGTTTTCTAGCTTCCAATATTTTACCTGATTTAAACAAATCAACCATCTGTATTTTATAATCACTAGAGCTTGACCCAACCGTAGGAGCAACCAACGATCCTGTTTGACTATTCATTTCAACAGTATTGATACATTTGCGCAAATCAGGGTAATATGCCTTAACATACGTATCCAGTACATCAAGGTCAAACTCTACATTTTCAGTAATTAGTATTTCTGCAACTCTAGCAGTATACTCTGTCTGATCAATTTTTTCAAAATGCATGTGCTGACATCTACTGTGTATTGCAGGCATAATTTTGTTAGGGTAGTTGCAAGTAAGGATAAACCTAACATCAGTGCTGTAATCTTCCATAAGATTGCGCAATGCTGGCTGCACTGAATTGATATTCATATAATCTGCTTCATCAATAAGCACAATTTTAAAATCACCAAAAGGCATTGTTTGGCAGAAACTAATGAGTTTATCAACCCATTCAATTTTTCGTGCTTCCTTACTACCATTTGCAATCATCAAATCAATGTCTTGTACATCAAGCTGATTGATTAAGATTTTTGCAATAGTGGTTTTGCCAATTCCAGCAGATCCACTTAGTAACAGATGAGGAATCGATCCCTGTTTGATCCATCCTTCAATTTGTTCCTTTTGAGACTGATCTCTAAACACATACCCATCAAGAGTGTTTGGTCGATATTTGTCTACCCATATTTTCTTCATTCAACTACCTTGTCTTTTGTTTTTGCTATTTGACGTTTGATAAATCCCATAGAAATGCTGGGATTTAAGTTTCTCAATTCCTGATCAGTGTATGTATCAGGTTGACGTATTCCATATTTTTGGATCTGATCAGTTGTCCATTGTTCAAACTCTTTTCGATTACTAAAGCCTTGCATTTACCACCATCCTAAGTTGTGTCCATTGTGGACTATTATGAAAAAACAGGTAATAATATGTACTACCCACCAAAATGTTCTAACCAATGCCACTGCATTCGCTTGGGAATCAGTGTCGCCGACTTTCTCACCCAGGCTTTTGGCCCAGATCCTCCACCACTTCTTCAACAATTAAATTGCTCCAAGTTTTTAATTTATCTCGCTTCTCAAGCACTCTAACAGCCAGCTCGTGGTCTGTCAAGATTCCGTGCTCAACCATTAGCTCAATCATACAAAGTACATCCCCTGCTTCTTCAATTAGCTTGGTGCGATTGACGCTTGCTCGAGTTGTATCTTCAAGTGCTTCGTCAATAGTATTAAATTTGCGAATAGTTTTGCTGCATTGTTGCACAAGCTCTCCACATTCTTCCATGGTAATAACCATTAGTTGTTGTAATTTATTTAACGGGCTGTTATTCTCCACGTTTGATCTCCTGTCTTAATCTAAATGTGCAATAATCGTGGGTCCAAAATTGCAAAGTCATACCTGCTACAAACCCATAGAACAAGGGGTGCCACCATGTCACGGCTACGAATCCTGCAAATAAAAAACTTGTTATAAAGTCTGCTGCTATAACAGCAACGACATAATCATACCATCGTATCATGATGACCACCTTAGTAAAAATAGAGTTGCATGTTTTGGGTTTCTAAAACAAATATGTTGTAACCCTTTTAATTTCCATAATCCACTGTCTGCAGATCCATATTGCTGCACCACCCATTGCAAAGCGTTCCATCGATGATTGACATCATTTCCCACTAGCGCAAGGTCAACATCAATCATTCTTCTTCTTTACCCTCTTGCGCTTTTTTCTTGCGTCTCTGATAAAAACCGCCAGTATATTCTATGTCTTCAGTTCTTGCCCCATATTTCTTTTGGGTAACAGAACCTCCATTATTAAAAAATTCTTCCACTAACTTCTTTTCTTCGTCAGATAGTGATCTTGGTGCTGGTGTCATACTCATTTTGTAAATCCAAAGTGGCTAAAAATTTGTTGTACTGATTTTGCTTGAAAATAAGCATCAGCAAGTGCATTATGCAAACTAGATTGCATGGCTTTGCGGGGGTCCTGTGGCATACGCTTTGTAATAGTTCTACTATCTGATATCTGCCAAAAGTTCCATGGTATGGGTTTTCCTACCATTTTATATAAGTTTTCAAGTATACCTATGTCAAACCCATAACCATGACCCCAAATTTCATCAACACCCACAAGCCATTTGTTGAGTGCTGTCAATACTTCATCAATGCTAACTCTGTTTTCATCAGAAAATGCATCAGCTTGAATCTCTGGAGGTTGCTGTGACCACCAAGCAATCGTAGATTCCGATACAGTGCGCCCTAGTACATCCTGTTCATCAATAGAAATTTTAAAGTACAGTTCGCTATGCGGCTCATCAGCTGTTAGCGGATCAAATTTTACTGCACCTAATGTTAGAATAGTAGATGTTGGAGTTGTATCCAACGTTTCAAGGTCTATCATACCATGAATAGCCATTATTGTGTTACCTTTCTGTTTTCACGCCCGATGCCTGCAAGTATCAAAAACACGTAAAGTATGGGCCAAGCCCATCCAGTTAGATGTCCTAAAATATGTAATATCATTAGAGCAATGCCGGCGGCACCTGCTGTAGTAATTCCATTTTGAATTACTGTTATTTCCGGCTGTGGTAATTTCATAATAACTCCTTGCAATCCATACTAGATTAACATGTAAATTGCAAAGAGTCAATAGTTAAATTATTTTACAAACTGTGCTAGCTGTGGTGGTTGCCAACCTTCTGGCTTGAGCACCTTTCCGTCTGCACGTTTAATAACTTTGCCTGTGTCTGGATCAATCTTTGCAAAGTTTGTGCGCATAACCTCCTGCCAAGCTGCTTCTCCGTCCCATCCTGCTGCACGAATTGCACCTATAGTAACAACTAGGATATCTATCAATGCATCCAACTGTTCTACACGGTCGTTTGCTTCTACAGCCTCTCGAAGTTCTGTGTATTCTTCATCAATAAGGCTCAGATACATGGTATAATTATCTGCACTGGGTGGTTGATCCATTGCTGTTGCAAATGTATCAATTTCTTTAAATGGGTTTGTCATATTTTTCCTTTTATATTCCTGGTCTTACAAATGATGATGGGTCTACTGTTGCGTGTTCATTGTCTGCATATTCTGCACCAATTTGAACACCCGATGGTTGCTCGTCGCTGTACATCAAAATACTTTCAGTTTCAATCATACGCAATTCAATATTTCCGTCGCCTTCATTGATAGTAACACTTCGAGTCCAGCGACCATGTTCAATAAGAATCCAATCACCAACCTCATACGGATCAGTGTTTGCAGGGCCTTTTGCATGTACACGACCCCAGCGTGGATAAATTCCACGAGTTGAACCATTATCGTCTCTAATAATTAGTCCATATTTAGTCTTTTGCTCACCGAAATACATATCACTTACAATTACACGGTTACCAACAGGTTTTAATTTACCTTTGATAATATTGAGATTAATACTCATTTAACACCTTTTCTAGTTGTTGTAGGTTTTACAGTGGTTGGCTTAATAAAATTACCTTGGTCATCTTCAACCCAATCGTCATCTTCAAATAGCTCTTTTTCCGAGGAAGTTAACTCTGAAAGTCCTTCCTTGCTAATTACTGAATTTACTGCATTATTAATCCCAGTAACTTCATCTATTACTTCTTTTGTTCCGTTGTTATAAAACTCTTTAACTACTTGATCACGTGTCTTTACAATTTTACCACCAGCACCTAGTACATCACCACGAGCATTTACTCTGGCATTACCAATAGCAGGGGTCAATTCGTTCTTTTTTTGCAACAGATCCATATCAACAATTTTACCTCTCATTGAGCGATGTTGCGTTTTACCTTTTTGTGTTTTAGCCATAATAGCCTCCTATAATATACACATATTTAGTCGCGTAAGAATTCACGCCAATCTAAATTGTATTTCAAACTATCAATTTTATGTACTCCGATGAGAAATAATACATAACTTGCTACACTTGAACCACGTCCTACACCCCATACAATATCATTCTCACGCATAAAGTCTACTAGATAGATCATATAGCGTAGCAAGTTGTACATATCACGCTCAGCGAACTCTTCAAGTTCTTCTTGTACTCTACTCCATTCTGGCCAGCTAATTACAGCACTTGGATGAGTTACATTTTTTATCTTCATCAGTTTACGCATACAAAAATCGTCTACATCAATCTTTTTGTATTCATCAGGCATAAACCATTCACTTTGTAAAGCGCTGTCAAAAGTTTTTTCGTCTACATCCAAAGGAATGTACTTCGTAAGTTCAGGAAGACGCTGTTCACGCATCGCTGCATTAAACTTTTCAATATCGTCACTGGGATCACATAATACAACGTGACACTTGTCAACATGACCACTGTAAATCATATCAACAAGATCTTGATTAGTAAATCGTGGAATTCCCAGGTTGTCTGTTTTTATAAGCATACATACAGTTTAACTTACATTTATTAAACTGTCAAGATCTGAATTGCCAATTCCCATTTGATCACGTTGTTTTTGTGCAGCAATTAATCGTCTGTGCTGTAATTCTTCTTTGTATATTTCCAGAGCACTTGCAATTTGCCATTGCAAATCTGGATTATTGGTTTGAAAGTATTTACGTTGAAGATCGTTAATTCGATCTTCAACTTGTGTATCAGTATAGGTTGCTAAGTCTGTTATTAGCGGATGGTGCATTACACAAACTGTCCTATATAGTTTGCAAAAACAGTATCACCTGCATCATATGTCCAAAACTCTACAACTATAGGATTGATAGAGTCGCTAATAAGGAACTCTGTAGGCCAGTTTGAACTATACTTAATAGTTCCTCCGCCTTCAACAGCCCAAGTTACAGCTTTTGCTAGGCCACCAGCACTGAGCAGTTCCACACGCATGGACGCATGACGGTCTGTTGCAGGCCAATCAGCAAGTGCAAATTGGATATTTTCCACTTGGTTAGCCAATGTTAATGTTTGATAATGCCCATTTGAAAAGCTAATATTCATTCCAGTGATAACAGTACCAATTGCATCAAATGCATCAGTAACTGCTAACAATTCTGCATTAACTATTGCATTGCCTAAAAGATCATTATCAACCGTACTATCTTCTGATAGTGATGTTTTTAAAACAACACTAGCTTGCAATGCATCAATTTCAGCTTTAGCTGCTGCAAAGTTGGTTTTTATAATATTGAAATTATCTCTGAACCCTTGAGTATCGTTGTCAACACCAGCAACTGGATACGTTTCATCAATGGTTGTACTAATTATGTTACTAGTCATTTTTTTTCCTCTTTTTAATATTTATTGCAATCATACATTGAATTGATAATTTGCGAATAATATATATTGCTCTTGGTTAGTTCCTTCAGATCGCTTTACAATATAACGATCAATTTCAAAATTTATAGACTTGACATCAAAGTTTGAATTTTTTATATTTAATAAAATACCATCAGCTGTTCCTGGTTTACAATAACATACTGGAATAGCTGACACAAAATCCAATTCCTGATATCCAGCTTGGGGAGTTCTCATCCACAGTGGTAAATACTCTCGTTCTCTATTACCAACCTGCTTGATATTATCACGCATGTTGTTAATACTACTAATATATCTTTTCTGATCTTTTGCATCAGAAACTTTAACTGCATCACTATCTGTTTTTATTGTATTCGTTGTAGGCCGATGTCTCTGCGGCTCACTATCGCTTAATGCCAATTCTACAGTTATAACTCCATCACTTCTAACATCAATTGTGAAATCATTGTTATCAATATCGAAGAATATGTCACTATTTCTAGTTTCCATTAAGAGTTTACCACCATCAGGGAAAAGAAATCTAACAGTTTGTCTACCATATATTGGAAGCTCTGTTCCGCCTAGCCCCAATTTGGTGAAATCATCCTTTGCTGTATATTGAATACTGTCAACTGTAATTTTATTTGTCGTTGAAATGTTAAAATTATTTCTAGTTTTCCCAATCTTTGCATTAGCTGGATCAATCACGTCAATATAAATTACTTCATAAACAGTGTCAGTAGTACCAGGCTGTCTTGCAATTGCTTTTTTAAAATCACCTAATATATATTTTTTACGTTTATGATTTTTTGCCGCTGCACTAACAAATTTGTCAATACTTTTTGCTTCAATTCCAGCATAAATTAGCATCTCAATCTGTTGTTGAATTCCAAATTCTGGATCATCTGGTCTATAGATATAATCATGTGGAAATGTATTTGAATTAATAACAAAATTCTTATAAAGATCTCTTTGCTCAGGTACTAGCATCGGCCTTGCTACAATATCAGTATATTGAGTGTTGTCCAAGTCAATTACATCTAGCACAAATTCCCGTTCGATTGCTGTATAATTGAATCTATCTTTAGCTTCTATAGTAAATCTGTATTGTCTATCAAATGTTGTCTCTCCAGGGTTATTGCCATCCCATGCTACAGTTTTATTATCAAATGTTGTAAGACCAAGTGTAGTATCGTCGGCAAATTGATTAGCTGCCCCAACAATTTCACCTGAGTATGTTAAGCTCATACCATATGGTAGTTTGCCATCTACCAATCGATAAAGCATTCGAGTGTCCGGGACTGTTGTTTGGGCTTCAACTTTCAAAGTACTTGTATAATTTGCATTAATACTTCCCAAGTATGAGTCAGTCAACCATTCAATGTTGGTATCAATTTCTCCAATAACGTTAACTTCAAATGTTTTCACACTGCTTGGTAAATCAACAATGTCAGTACTTGAAATTAGAATATCTTCATAAAAGAAGTCATTCTTAAATAACGCAATTCCAGTATTTCTACCCTGTTCTAGTTGTCTTAATAACGTAGCTGAGTTAGCGAATTTTATACGATCTTCATTGTCACGTAGTAATGTCACTACTACTGGAGAAGCACTAGCTGAATTGGCAAAGAAGTCTTTGATGTTTGTTATAATTCTTGAATCAGAAGTACTTCTCAGTCTTATTTTCCATAAGTTTGTCGCAATAACTTCAACATATGCATTTCCGCCAAATTCAGCTTCCAATGCTTGTATTGTTGCCGTTACACGGTCATCCAATGGAACACTTTCCAGTGATTCTGCAATTTCTTCCCAATCGCTTGAGTTGATATCAACATCAATTTGTATAACGCCATTGACTTCGATTGGGGTGTTTTCTATGTCTAATTGTGGTTGAATTATTGTAAACGAATCACCTACATATTTGTATATTTTATCATTACCACCAACTTCTTCAGTATATATAACGTATACATTTGGATCAATTTGCTGGTAAACAGTTAATGATATTGGTGATCCTTGTGGTAAAATTGGATCACTGGTTGATAACGGTTGTTCAATTTGATATTCAATATAAGGTATAATTTCACTAATAGTATAATATTCAGTATCAGTAAAGTTTAACTTACTGCTCTGATATTTTTCTTTTTCATTTTCTGAAAGTCTGTTAACGAATATTTCTTCGTCACCAACGTCAGCAGTTCTACTAAGTATTAATGAAATTTTTGGTGCAAGAGTTGAGTCAATGTGAATTACATCATAATCAGCGTTAGAATCATCCACTAGAATAACTTTATAAATTCCGTTGTTGATTAAAATGTCTCTGCCTGAAAGTTCATATAAATCATTGATGCCATCAAGTGTGCCAGTCAAATCTATTTTATATACTTTAAAACTGGTTTTACCCAATAATACGTCTTCATAAAAAGTTGCATATATTGACAGTGTGTCCAAATCACCAGTGTCCCTGGTCGCTTTAACAGTAAACTTGTAATTTTCTGTAATAGCAGGCTGATAAGGAATACGTCCATAAACTTCACCAGTATTTCTGTCAAGAGTCATTCCTTTTGGAAGTTCACTTATACTACCATCATCATTTAAGTTTTCTAAAGTATAATACACTGCGCCACTTAGTGTTTCATTATCTATTATTTCTAAAAATAAAGTTTGGTAATTATTTGCACGACGAAATCCTAGATCTGTAGGCGTAATCCATTTGGGAGTTCGTATATGGGTGTTATCAGCTCTGAAAACTCCAGTGCTAACTGACATTATGGTGTTATCAGCTCTTAAGTAATCATCACCGACCAAATATATTTTAAATTCTCTTCTAACAAATGTGTCACCATCTGTTACTGTAACTGCAAACGGATAATACCTATTTAATTTTTTAAGACTTTGAGAGTTATAATATATACTTTGTGCGTCAGCATAGTCAAAAGGTATTTCACCATAGGGCTGTGCATCGTAGCCGCCATCTTGATAGCGTTGATCAAGTGCCAGCAGCGGCTCAGTGATGCCCTGTAATTTACCAGTTCTGCTTAATGTGATGCCTGGAGGTAATACTCCGTCATCATTTGCAATATAATAATCAAGAACATCACCTGCTGGGATATCTGGATCATTTGCCAATAATTGATAATCTATAATTTCATTATCTAAAATGAACAAGGTTTCGTTACTGCCTATAGGAAGTAACCCTGGGTTTGTTATCCAAACTGGTGCATCTGCACCAGTTACTACAATTTTTAATGTCCTATCATCAAAGTTGCCCATCCAATGAGCACGTATTACCGCAGTAAATACCGTATCAGTTACGACTTCAAATGCAGTACCTACAATTTTTATACCATCAAGTCTTGTACCAGTTGGCAAACTTCCACCTATCAATTCAAGTTCTATGCCTGTATAATTGTTTGCCACTGGTAATAATATTTCAACCGGCGTTCTTTCAATTAGTAGTGATATTTGACTACCAGTTGTTATATTCCATAAAGATACTGTCATTTCACGATTCCTTTTTAATATTTATCGTAAATTAGAATATCAAATAGCACCTAGATCAACAGTTCTTGCATCAGGAGTAGTAAAAGTTCCAAAGTCTATATTGGCATCATACGCTATCCATTCAACTATGTTTGATATTGTTCCAGACACCTGCCCAAAGTCAAAATAGTTATTAATATAGTCCAAGTCACGTACATCTATACCATATACTGTACCAGTCAGTGCTCCGTATATTTCACCACCTGATATTATTTCAGCATCCACTGCATTAATATTTATAATACTATTTCCGTCACCATTTAGTTCTCCTCCAAGAACTGGATTAGTGTCATCTGATAATTGTGTCCAACCGGTGTAATTGATTGTTAAATTATTTCCAACCAATGATGTCCCAATCTCATTAGTTCCTAAAATATTTAATTCTGCAATTTCTTGAAGTATACTGCTTCCAGAGTTTGTTCCAACTAATATGCTTTTTAGACCGCCATTTGCAGATAAAGTAATTTGATCATCAGTAGAAGTTATGATAATATCAGTACTTGCTACTAATTTTTTAAATTGCAGGTCATATCCAATCTTATTGGCAAAAACCCCTGTACCAACTGCTCCTATGTTACTGGCAGTAGTTTGCTCATCATCCCTAAGATCAAGATCTTCAAAGTTTTGATTTACTTTGATAAATGCCTCTCTAAGATCATCCCCAGTTCCATCGTTTGCTGAGTTACCTATATTAATTAGTTGTACTGCCATGTCAATCCCCGTTTCTTATATTTATCACAATCTGTTAAAGAGCTGCGATCCTAGATTGGAAATCTGCAAAATCTGTACTTGCTGCAACTAACGTTTTTAAGTCTGAAATACTAATTGATGCTCCGGTTTGAACACTGTTATCTGGAAATGTTAATGAGCCATCGGTATCAAATGTCCATTCTTGAGGACTAGCTTCATTTGATGCAATAATTACTTCATTTGCACTGGTTATAACCATGATTCCAGCAGCATCGTTTCTCGGTGTGCTGATATAAGAACGATCATTAACAGTATTTTTAGATGTATAGAACGTTCCGTCGCTCATAAACTCAAACAAATTATTTTCGTTTTCTGAGTCAGTACGAAAATTAATACTACTTGAAGAAACAATAGTTAAATCACTTCCATCAATATTAATGTTAATGTCGTTAGCTGTTATGTATCCAGCATCATTAGTAAACTCACCAAGATCAGTTGGAGCACCAAAAATAGCAGCATACGATATTTGGTTAGTACTTCCGTCAAAAACCAGTGTGCCATTGTCACCACGCAGGCTGCCAACAAATGATTGTGCATAAACTTGATCAAATCTAAGGTCTTCAGAACCAATGTCCAATGCATCAGTTGTATCAGGAAGTATTGAACCATTCATAGTAACATTATCTAATGTTATATCACCAAAATCAGTAAATGGAGCAAATACTAAGCCTGTTCCACTACTATTAACTTTTACAAGAGTATTTGCAGCGCTCGAATATGAATTTGGGGTGTCGCTTAATCCTAGAAAATACGCAGATAACACTGATTCGCCATTGACTGCAATTGCAGCAGCATTTATAGTTCCCAAGGCGTTAATATCCTGAACTTCACTGATACTGCTATTTCTAAGATAAAGGTCGTCACCTTCTGGTAATTCTTTGAGTTTATTGCCATCAGTGGTATCCAGTATCAGTGGGTATCTATTTGCCATGTCATTAATCCTATTTCTAATATTTAGTGTAAATCTATCCATCCAGGACTGCCCAGACCTGAATCTGGGACATATCCTTGGAATTTGCCGGTTGTGGTATTATACACAAATAATCCATTAGCAGCAGTTAGCTCGTTAATTTCAGTCTGTGTATACTGTGGTGGACCAGTATACACTTCTGAAAAATTTTCATTTATTTTTGTAAAAGCAGTTCTAAGCGGGTCTCCGTCACCTTGGTTATCACCACTGCCAATGTTTATAGTCTGTTTTGCCATTTATTTGATCCTTAATGTTTGCCCACGACAACTTCAATGATGCCGCGTTCTGTATCTGTTTTATTTTCAAGTGATTTTCCAATAACTGTGCCAGCAGTTGGGGTATTGTTTACACATGCAAACCCTGGGATAGCACTGGTAACTAGAATATCACCTTTTTCTACTTTTCCAACAACTTTACATGGAACACGACCTTGAAGAGCAACTCCTATAACATGATCACCTGTTAATGCACTGTTCATCAAGTGTGCTGGATTAGTCGTAACAATACCTGCAGCACGGTGATCGTTCTTTCTAGCTGTTTGAGTAACTTCAAATTCACCACCAAATACCAAAACAGTTCCCGGTTCATAATCAGCATCGCCCAAATAGTTTTCTGCAAGGTCAGCATAATATGCTTGTGTTGCAGTACCACTGAATAATGTTGCATATACAGTATTCCACACCAAACTACTTGAGCCTAGATTTCTAACATTTGAAGAACTTGGTACTATGTTGGTATTGAGCCTTCCAGAAAAGCTTATAGTATCAGTTGTTGCGTTTCCAAATGTGGTATTTCCACCAAACTGTGCAGCCCCATTTACAGCAAGATCTCCAGTGACGGTTAACGAATCAGTGCTTGGATTATAATATAACCCAGAATCAGTATACAGCAGTTCAGCAGTTGACGAAGTATTATTTGAATCAACAAATGTTATATAATGATTGGAGTTAATAGAAGTTGAAACTGTTTCTACTTGAGTTGCACTGCCACCAATTGCGCCAACAAACTCATTAGCATAAATTTTATCATACTTGAGGGTGTCACTTCCAATATTATAAACATCTGGAACATCTGGAAGAATCGCAGTTTCAGTTACTTTGAACGGCATACTTCCCCCAACTACCAATCCAATTTGGTCAGCAATTGTAAATCCATTGTTTGCACCCAATGCTATACCAGTTGAATTAACATCACCTTCACCATATGCTTCAATAAATGCAGTTTTGATCCAACTTGCACCAATTCTACTATTATTGGCCAATGGAGAGTTTGATTGGAATATGGTTTGTGTAACACTTGAACCATCAATTGACAAACTTCCAGGAATATTAACAGTTGGATCAGTGCCACCAGTTGCAGTGAGCACAACCCCCTGTGCTGGAGTTTTCATTATTAATTGAGTACCAGATAATGATAAGATTTCGTAAGTAGAATCAGACCCTAATATCAAGCTGTTTGCTTGAATACTACCATTTGACCTAGTTTTTACTATTTTACTATTTTCACCAATTATGGTAGTCTGCTCAATACTATATGTATCAGTTCCAGTTCTACTAATCATCCCGAGGATTGTTCCTGGAATATCAGTGTGCATGATTGCACCACCAGCATCGGCAATTGTTGAGAATGATATTTCACTTACACTGCCAGTTCCAGCGGCACTTCTGCCAAGAACAGTTCCAGTTGATATTTGTTGTATTTTGGAAATTGTAATACCATTATCTTTTACACTTACCCAACCGTTTGTTGATTCAAATGCTACGCTATCAAATGCTGCCAAACCAAGATCATTTTGTGTTATGCCACTTGCTGATGTTAAGTCTGCCGCGGCAGAATTCATTGATAATTTACTTTGCACTATTCCTGCAGAAGCGTTAATATCAGAATTAACAATAGTATTTGCTTTAATACCAGCATTTAGTGTGATGTATCTGTCAGTAACTTCGCCAGCAACAATAGTTATTACTCTGTCAGTTGTTACTTCTATATCGCTTGCAGCATCCCAGATTCCATTTGCCCATTCTGCATAAGGACCATCGATTACCAGTCCAGAAACTCCACCACCTGTAGTAATAGTGTCCTGACCAGCACCCACATCATCACCTGCACTAAATGCACCCGATGTTGCAGTATAAATGATGTTAACAAGATCACCGCGATAATCCTGCGCAGTATATACATCAATAATTGTACCAGTTGCACTACTTTCTGATCCGGTAATAACATCACCAATGTTAAACTCTCCGCCCACTATAGTGGTGGCTTGTATGACAATTTTAAATTTACCTGTTGACACTAGTAGTTGGTCATTTTCTAGGTTATTAATTTCGACATCTTGTAATGATTCAATTGTTGTAACAACAGTATCTCTGATATTATCAGCATAATCTTTAGTTGCGGCATCTGATCCCTGAACTGGTGCCGCCAAGTTAGAAACTGTATTTCCGTTAGCATTTAAATTACCAGTCATTGGTGTAGATCCAGACAGTGATAATGCACCTGATCCTATCTTATTAGCAACAGGTATATCGTTAAGATCAAAACCCAATCTTCTGTTTACATATCCTCTGACAGCACTTTCCGTAGGAATAGTATCAGTAGCGTTGTCACCCATTGAACTATCTGTTGAGAATTCTGAAATAACAACTCCACGCTTAAATCCAAGTCCATCAACATCACTGAGTGCAAGACTTGCACTAAATGTCACAGTTCCTGTTCCTTGATCGACACTAAAGAATCTACCCACACGGAAAATACCATCTTGGTCAGTACTCACATAGAAAACTCTTCCCTTTCCACGCTCATCAACCTCATTGGCTTGATCTGCTTCTCTTGGTGCACCGTATATAACATTTGGATAATTGGATTGGTTAAATCCGCCAGTTCCAACTTCCAGGAAATCATGGCTTGTAGCACGACATGTTGATATATTTTTTGTCACATCACCCAATGCACCTGCTTTTAATCCTGCTCGCAATGTGATAGTTTCAGTGCCACGAATTACTGGACTTTCCAATCCAGTAGCAGCAGTTGTTTGATTGATGTCTTCTCCAACTTCTGCAATCTCTACTATAGCATATGCATTGTCTTCAGCAATTGCAATAATATTGTCATCACTATCCACACCTTGATAGTTGAACACATAATGTTTTTTTCCGCCCCATACAAATATAGGTGCTTCTTCAGTTAATGTATCCACAGTCCAGCCAGCAGGTCTGTTAGCCTCAGGAGTTCTAGTATTATTATTTAAGCGATATATTTCATTAAAATCTGCGCTAGCAATTACTGCAATAACATCATCACCAATTGTGGCACCTTTGGTTGTTCCACCAGCACCAGCTAGTGCAGTTTCAGCAGCTCTAACTGGATCAACGATCAATCTTATATAATCGTAACTGCTATCCAAACCAACTTGTAAGGCATCAGCAGCTAAATCATTTCCAATACTGTCACTACTTAAGAAACTAATAGAGCGATAAACAGTATCTGGGCTTTCAGCAAACACAACCGCAGTACTTGGACGGATAGTTAATGAGTTTATTTCTGCGATGTCAGATATAATATGTGTTTGGTTTCGACGGTAGTTAATTATTTCTCCCCAAGGAACAGTTGCCAAAAGTCCATTAATACTAAACTGAGCATCTGTTGTAGTGAAGTTTAACTTGTATACGATACCACTATATTTTGGAGTTGAAGGATCAACTGCTATTGTACCTGCAACACTTGCTCCTGTAATAACACCTGCAGTCACTTCAGTAACGGTAATAACAGCATCGTTAGTTAATGTTACACCACTTAAAAGTGAACCATCAACAGTAATAGTATCGTTAACAGCATAGTCAGTGCCACCACTTTCAATATTTACTGTATATCCGTCAGCAATAGTTTTATATATACTGAACACGGCTCCTGCTCCAGCTGTTGAAACAGTTGTTGCTGGTATTACATCATTGATTGACTGGAATCGTCCTATATGAATACCTGAAACACTTACACTTGCGATTTCGTAACGTGCAAATGATGGACGTGATGGATGCCACACATCAATTTCTGATCTGTTTGACGGAGGATCTATCATATCATATGCGTGTATATACAAAGATTCCACTGCGTTATCATAACCAGTGTTGTCAACATCATAAGGGACGCTGTTGGCTCCAAGTGATACTGATAATACTTCAATTTCGTCACTTGTATTAAAAATACCAGTGGTGTTTATCAAATATACAACACTGCTTCCATTTGCACCCGTGCTAACTGACACTGTACCAGTAGCACCTGACGTTTGTTGTACTAATACATCATCTGCATCCACGACCACTGGACCTGCTAGATATAAGACACTATCAGATGAGACAGTTCTAGCTGACATCACCATGTCTTGCCCAAGAACAACTGCATCAGGTACTTCATTTGGATCAGCACCTTCTGCGATCAATCCATATTCACCATAGCACGAGCTACCAGTAAGTGAACGAATCTGTGAACCATTTAATGCATAATAACTGGTCCAGCAATAATATGTAAACATACTAACGTTTTCAGATAATGCACCGTTATTACACACCAACCCATACCCCAAATCATTGATTTGAGTAAAGTCGTTTGCCAGCATACTTCTGTTACCAGCTGTTTGAATCGTTATGTCAATTGGTGATGTAAAATCATCAAGATCTACACCAGTTGACAACGAACTAGTTACCCCAGTAAATCCTGTACCACCATTTGAATTACTTGATAATATAAGTTCTGCAGTTCCCAATTCAGGATCGTATGCACTTATGACATCAATTTGGAAACGTCTTCCATCGATATAAAACGGGGAAGGAGTTTGTGGTTTTCTTAAAAATAGACCTTGATTTGGCAAACTTGCCACGCTCAGTCTAAATGGGTTCCCATCAACTCTTTCAATAACTTGTACGGCTGAGTTTCCAGTAAACGCATCAATATACAAACCACCACGGAATGCCTGACGATTTAAACTTTTAGAAAAACTGGAACCAGTTTGTATATATGGTGATTTTGTTAATATCTGGCCGTCAGGGTCAAGTACACACATAAATCCACCGTGACCTTGAACTGTTAAATTACGGATAATAGTTGCATCGTTCATCAAGAATACATCCATATCATCGTTGGATTTTGGAGTACTATCTGGATCAGTTGGATCAGTCAAATAGTGATATCCAAAATATCCATCCACTGTTTCAGTTAATGGATTAGTAAATGCAACACCGTCAGATGCAATAGTCAAACCGTCAAAGACTGCATCTCTGTAGAAAAACGATTGCGAGTATCTTGATTCAGAAACTCCTGCTTTTGGTCTAATAATGCATCTTCTAAATTCATCACCAACAACTGATACGTTTTCACTTATTTTAATTGGAAGATGTTCTTGGTATATTCCCGATTCTACAAGAATTGAAATTTGCTTGTTTTTAACCAAGTTTCCATATTCTAATGCTTCACCATCTAAAAATTCAATAGGTTCCAATAGTTGTACTTCAATTTCATCAGTTCCTGGTAATGTAACTGGAGTTCCGCCATCTTCTGCAAGGTATTCTATAATACGGCCAATTGCTCCAGATGTTTTACCTCTGATTACTTTTCCAGGAATAATATCTGAAGATATAGGAGTTGCTTGGTCAATAAACCCAGTTCCGCCATTATCAACATTTACCCTATAGTTTCTAGGACCGTCAGCAACTGGTGGACTTAAAAATACACCAACATTTATAATATCAATAACTATATTTAATTTTGCAGTTAGTACACTTTCAGCATTTGCATCAGGATCAAGGCTTAAATTTTTATATTGCAAAACAGCATCTTGATATAACACTGGTAAATCAGTACTAGATATTATCAATGGCAATATTGATTTTACATAATTTATTGCCGCAAGTGTCTCTGTTCTTTGAGTAGTAATTGCTCTAGTTGAACTTGGGTTTGAATAATATCTAATACCAGCTTGTCGTGAAAGATAGTTTGCATTGTCACCCATTAACGAATCAAGTGTTATCGACTCTAGTATATAATCAATATCACGTTCATAAGTTTCAGTATCGTATAAAAAATCTGGATAGCTATCGTTAATATAAGCAATAACTTCTTTTTGTATAAATTCTTTATTCTCAACCACCATTGCTCTGGCATTTGTACGGCCAGCAGGAGGCGCATCAGCCCCAGCACCAGATACTACACCATTAGAAGCGCCCGCATTGTATGTCATAGTTTGCATATACGGGCCAGGTTCATAAGGTGCAGCTATCATCAGCTCTTCTGCTTTCTGTGCGGCAGCATTGATGGTCTGGTATGCATAAGCTGGGCTACGCCCCTCTTTTCCTGGCGGAGTTGATGTGTGTAGATCGTCCCCAGTTGTACTTACATACAAGTTAACTTGACTATAAGTTGTAGCATTATCAACATATAACTTTGTCACCGCTTGTAGGTCATCATCGCCATTTGGCGTACCAATCCCTGCAAGGTCCCCAGGGTGATCAAACAAATTAAGTGCGCCAGTCATAGTATCACCTTCACGGCGAACTATTGATGTTCTTGGCAACGCATTATTTGCCAACCAATTACCTTCAAGTGTTGAATCATATGCTTCATCAGATATTGTAAATGGTGCATCACCACCACTGATCAGGATTCTGTTAGATCCATTTATCGCATCAGGTGCCGTTGAGTGTAATGATAATTTTGTATCATCAACAACATTTATGTAATATGTATTTCCACTAATAACCCCAAAAGGATCATCACCAGCTGAGTTGAAAACAAATGCTGCTCCATTATACTCAGAAGTAAATCCATGTTCTAAGTTAAAATAACCACCAGATACGTCTGATGTAATCTTTACATATGCATCAGTGTTTGATGGCTCATATGGTAGACGAAGCCCTCCACCTGCTACAACTTTAGCTTGATAACTAGCATCAGCATATCCTTTAGTAATTACCAAATCATCAATGGTTATAGGATTCGTGCTATGAACAGTGTTATATGTATCCACTGCGGCTTGATCAATTGAAACATTTGCAATTGGCTGTGTTCCAGCATTTAACGGTCCAGTTAAAACCGGTTCAGGATCATTGGCCAGCTTGGAAACCAACTGTCTAATTATAAGCTTCCCTTCAACTGAAAAGTCAAAACCAATAGTACCGTCACTTGCAAGTTCTAAAAAGTTAGTATTAGTACCAACACTATTTGTAGCCAAGACCTTGTTTTCATTACCCTCATATGTATCAGGAGTATCGCTTAGATCAATAATTGATATTTGGCCTCCAATTCCAAAAACTGCATAAAGTTCCTGAAAATTCTCATTTACTTTACGGAAACTTTCACGAATACTGTCTCCAGTTCCATCATTGCCTTCAATACCAATGTCTATTTTTTGGTTTGCCATCTACTTTACTCCATTAAATTGTTGGACTGGATAATTCATCCATATTAAAATTCACACTAACGCCACAACCACAACTTGATTGTGCATTAGGATTTTTTATTTCGAAACTTGCACCAACCAGACTTTTTACATAGTCTAATTCCGTGCCAATTAAAAACATTAAACTGGATGCACCTACAACAAACCTGCCAGCACCATCAGTTTGAACTATCTCATCACCAGGTGCCAAATCACTAGGGTGATTCACAGTTCCCCAGTCATATTCAAACCCAGCACAACCGCCACCTTTAATGTTTAAACTGATTGCATAGCAATTGTTTTCAACACAAAGATAGTCGATTTGTTTTTTAGCTGTTTCAGTTAATTTGCAAATGTTCATGTTTTTCTCTCTTAATGATATTTATACTAGATTTCTATAATCTTAATGTAAATATAGTTATGTTTATAAAAGAATACACTGAGCAAACACGACATGTTCGTAAATCAAAAAATGGAGAAGAACATTGGTATCACCGTACTAAAACAATGGTTCTTTTTAGATGCGATTGTTGTGATGCAGAATTCGTCCGTCCACGTGGAAGCATGGACCCCAAGAGATTAAGTAACAATTATTTTCATGTTTGTGAAAACTGCGACGTCAAAAGATTTGCACAGAAAAAAGGTGTTGAACGAAAACAAATTTGGAATTTATCTGCTAGCAGTAACTTGCCTATTGGGAAACTATAGTTATTCTTTTTTCCAAATAGTCCAAACACCGTAAGCTATTGCAGCATACGCTACAAATACAGCAATTGGCTTCAATACCAGATATGCAACCCCTGCACCAATTAATATTGCACCATCATATGTTGTGCGCTCTTTTAGTCTGTTTAATATCCAAGTTTTTGCCAATTCAATCATAATTCAATTCCTTTAATTTTTAATTGCATATATATTTAACACAATAACACAAAATAGGAGTGTACACATGTTAAAATGGATTAAAGAATTTTTTACAAGTAAAAAAGAACCTTTGGTATTAACTGATCCAATTCAGTTTAAAGAAGAAAAAAAGGTAGTTGAAAGACCGCCCACACCAACCCCAACTGTTCCAGCAGCTGAAAAGAAGCCACGAAAGCCAAGACAGAAAAAAGCAGCAGAGGTTGTTGAAACTCCTGCTGCTCCTAAAAAACGTGGTAGGAAACCTAAGACTTCCGAATAAAACTTTCAATTGCTTGAATTGAACTATCCTGGCGGGCCAGCTTTCTTTCTAAAACATTGATCGCTGCCCGCTGTTTTCTTATCTGTTCTTCTAAACTTTGAACATAACGCTGTGTTGGTATTTTTTGAACTGCACCATCCTCGCCTAACATTTCAAAGTGATCAGCACCTTGAGCTTTTAGCCCTCCAGAAACTCTATTGGGATTTTTATCTACACTTGCGGGTTCAGAAGGCTTGCGCCCATACATTCGATTTATATAAGTCATACAGTATTTATTGTTTCATCAACCATAGCGTATAATGTTTGGGTGAAAAATAAAACTTTTCTCTTACAGAATCACCAGGTCCGTCAATTTTTGTATGCACAACTGTAACAGGTTTTAAAAACAGCCTTTTTCCACTGGCCCAACAAAATGCTCGAAAATTAAAACAAACGGGCTTTTCTTCGGATCTTACTCTACGTTCGAGAATCATCCAATCAGCAATTTCTTCAGTATCAGGGTTATACATTTTACGACCTATAGTTCTCATTTCATATAATTTTAACCGTTGTGACCAGTAATAAGTTTTGTAATCATTTTTTTCTAGCCAAAGTTTTTTTGCCCAACCGTTTTTAGTCCTTGTTTTGGTAGATTCTCGAAATTTATTCATACGTATCTGATCAAACATACTGTTTGGCATATTCCCACAGTTTGCCGCTGGCAAGGTTCTTTGCCTTTGCTTCTACCATAATATCAGCAGTGTCCCAAAAACTCAATGCCCAATCGTTCACAGCAGAATTCCACATAAAATCACTGTGCGCACGAAGCTTTCCTTTTTTATAACCAGTTTCCAACAGTACAGACATGTCAGGCAATACACAATCTGAATGATTAACCAACAAATCTTCACGTGACATTGAATAATGCATAGCAGGACGAACGCCTCTCCAACTGTCAACAACTCGCTTGACTCTATCGTCAGTGGGACTTAGGTACTCTCCTTCGCGACACCAGTGATGATGTATATCAATTACCAGTGCGACATCCTTTTCCAGTTCCAAGCTAGCATCAAGGCCCCATGCATTTTCATCATTTTCAATGGTGATAGTATTTCTAGCTTCAGGTGAAAGTTTGGGCAGTGCTGCCCTGATGCCTGCTGGACCCAGTTTACCTGAAATATGAACATTGCATTTAAAGTCTTGAAACGATTTACCGTAACCCATCCAGCGAATTAAATCAGCATGGTATTCAAATTCTTCTATACTACGAAGGACAATATCTGGATTATCACTTGCGAGAACAGTAAACTGACCAGGGTGCATAGACAGGCGAACATCAAGCCGACGTGCAGCTTCACCCACGCGACTAAACTCTCGTTCACAGAACTCTCTGACGTCAGGCTTGCGCCAAAAATAACTCCAATCACGCTGAGTATAAACAGGAAGCTGATTACTCCCAAGGCGGACCATTCGTAACTCATGTGGTAAACTCCCTACGTATTCTACAAGTTTTTTTGCTGCGGCTGCATTATGTACCATAATGTCCCATAACCGTTCTTCAGCAACTTCTCGAGTTTGTCGATTGAGCCACTGCACCGTCGTTGAACGTTCACTATAGGATCTTTGTAGTTCTGCTAGTGTTTTTTTGGGTAGCTGCTGGTCAGGGTGCATATACTTACATGCAAAACCGATTCTTTTCATTGTGCGCTCGCTTTTATAATAGTAAGAATACTGTGATAAGATGTCTTACATTGTTTCAGTGCCCAGCTTAACTGGTTAGCTGGCATGGTGTCAACAACTAAATTGATATCTTTGTCCAAGTCTTTAGGAGAATACATGCGCAAAAAAACAAGACGATTGCCGTCTTCCAGTTTACTTAGAATACGTTTAATTTCTTTTCGTTTTTCTTTAGCAGTCATATGCAACCAATTCTCCTGTATATCAATTAGTATATACACTATGATAAAATTGATGTCAACCCCAATTACGCTTGCACCACTTGTCAATACAATCGTGTGGATTTGGTTCGCCATGAAAAACGGCAATACTTGTTTCTTTTAAAATTGTTGGATATTCAGAAACTTTAAAATTTTGTTTACCGTTGGTCTTTATCAATTTATCACGCCCTCGCATTTCCCATTTATAGCTTTGAATCCAGTCATCTGGCCAATAAGAAAAATCAGTGGTCACACAATGCCTGATCCAATCCTGGTCACCTCGGAATCTAGTTGATAAAGATTTAGCATTTTTTATAAATTCATTATACACAATCGGATGATCACCAGTATTAAGTCTGAATACACTACTGTTAAATTTATTATAATTTTTTATATAATGTCTGTTAAAATCTCGTATAATACAGAATTTTCCAGGATTGTAAGTAAACAGATAGTCAATGTTTTTGAACACAATTATGTCAAGATCCAAAAACAATATTGTTCCAGTCAATACAAGTTCTGGATTAAAAAAATAAGGTTTGAACCACCAACCAGTCACTGGCAGTGATGGCAGTGGTTCAATTCTTATATCATAGTCAATGCCATCTGGATCATCAGTAAAGCATACAAACTCATATGGCAAAGTTAAATGTCGCTTCACCATACTGTTGAGTTTGTTTACATATTCTGAACTATATTTGTCTCCCCACTTGAGGCAAACAACATAATTAGGCAATGGATTATTCCCTATGGTATATTGCGCTGTTAGCACCATGCTCTGCACATTCTACGCTTTCGCACCAGCACCTGTTATCAGTTTTTTCACGTATAAGTGCATCTGCAAACTTCCAAGCATGATACGCAAATCGCTCTGTGCCAACACCGTCAAATACACGGATTGCTGCCAGGTCCAGTTCTTCAAGTTCACGAAGTTTTTCCAAGTGTGGATCATTGATGTCCAGTGCAACTCTGTGATCAAAGTTATCTTCTAGCCATGCTTTAAGCGGTTTAAGGCCACCGAAGTCCACTGCCCAGTTTTTATTGTCTAGTTCACTACAACCAAATGTAAACTTGAATTGTAAACTGTAACCATGCAGCAAGTGACAATGTGAATGATCTGCGTTGGGTTGACGAAACACTGCACTTAGTCCAATGTTATGTCCATATGTTTTAGTTGAATAATATGCCATTAAAATCTCCTATTATGGAGTGTGCGGAATTTTTATAGTGGGAACGAACACCAAGTCCACTTAAACTTTAATATATACTATTATTTACAAAAGTCAATATATTTTGTTTAATCTATCTCATGATTGGGATTTATTGATTTTAAATCTTGATGAATAGATCTGAATTCTTGTTTGACTTCCAGCATTATAGATGTTGCTCGTGTAAGTGATCTAATTAAGAACTTGATATTATACAATGTCCAAGCCCACCAAAATAATGAAGTTATTACAAATACCGATGAGCCAATAATTATTAGTAACTTAATGTCAACTATATCAAACCAATATGAAACTCCACAAAACAAAAAGAAAGCAATAGGAGAATATCTTGCAAGAAGATCCCAATATTCTGATTGCTTTTCAATTTGTTTAAGTTTGTCTAAATATTCTTGTTCCATACTATTATTTAATAGGAATTTAGGATATTTAATACTGTAGTTTATAGACTTATTTGCCCAAATGGGTTCCAAACACCTGGTGTCCCAGATCTAGTGCATATCCAACCTACATGTCCTGATGGTTTTGGTGCACTGTTCCACACAATATCACCGATGTTATATGCCCCAGTTGCAGGAATGGAATCACCAACTTCTTGACGCTTTCCTTGAAACTTTACTGGTCCAGCAGTAGAAATGTCACAATCGGGATTTTTAATATTAACACCCAATTTACCAACTATCTGTGTTTTAGTTTCAATTGAACTTCCAATTGTTACATTGCCCATTGATGAAATAGAAATTCTAGGAGTATCATCAGTAACAATTATTAAGTCATTGGTGGTCCAATTCCCAATTTTTGACACTTTACTTCCAACGTCAATAATAAACTCAGTGTCCAAGCTAGCAATACTGATATTACCATTTGGAGCATCAGTTCCTATACCAATGCGTTGTGTAGAACTTTCGTAAAATACATATCCGTCAATGGTCAAATTTCCCTGCGTGGTCAAGTCACGCAATGTTCCCACTGTTACTAGACTTGAATTTCTAACTGAGCTGCCTAATTCTTTCTTAGTGATTACAGGAATACCAGATATTGAATAGTATGCCTCATCATGTAAATCAATACTCTCTGAGCTCCAAATGCGGTCTGGGTTCTCTCTGTATATGAATTGTTTGGTAGGGCCCTGACCAGCCCAATGAATGCCTTTTCCGTATATTCCAGCTTCACCCTCTGCTGTAAATACCAACGGTGTTGTTCTTTCCAATCTAACATCTGCTGTTATTTCATTAACATGCAATTTAGTTGCTGTGATTTCCCCATCAACATTTAGGTTACCCTTGACTAACGTATCACCAAGCAGTGCTTCTGTTTTGATAGTTTTAGTACTAATACCTCTGTCTGAAATCACTAATGACAGCTTTGATGAATTATCCTTGATCCCTACACTTTGGAATTCTGTAATTTTTCCTCCATGGATATGATCACCACTGAGGCTTCTAAAAAGTATAGTTGGTTCTTTGGGGTCACGTGTGGCGATGCTCTCTACAGCTTTGTAAAGAGAATCGATGCCTTGTCTTAAATTCAAAAGGTCTATGTCAACAAAATTATCACTCATATAACTATTTATCAGTTTACACGAAGAATAACCGTATCTGAATTAAGCCTGCCGTTGAGTTTAGTTTCAGTAGTTGTAATAGTATCCATGAAAGTTCTTAATTTTACTTTTCCAACTTTCTTAAATTCTTTCAAAACTTCTTCTGGTTTACGCAAGGTTTTTTGCACAGATTTTGTATCATCAAACCCAATCAGAGTTGATCCTTTTATAGACATGGTCCTAGCATCTTCTGCTGCAACATACTTACCAAGTTTCCTGGTTTTGGAGTTAAAGATCCATATTTCAGTACTGTCTAGTAACTCTAATGGATTTACTGAAACCAATTGGTACTTCTCATCAGTGTCTTTGTATTTGAGACCTGCAACCAGTTTCTCTTTACTGGGTGCTTTTTTCAATCTAGGTTTACGTGCTGCTTTGCTCGCATCAATCACTAAGTTACAGGCGCCAGCAAGGGTTTCAAGAGCTTCCAGGTATCTCTGTGCATCAGCCTTCTTGATGTGTCCATAGCCCTCTCTGAGCTGCAATGCATAGTCAGCTTCTCGTTCATCCTTTATTTTTTTGATTTCACCAGGAGTGGGAAGCTTTATAATAAGTCCAGCTTCTTCTAGTTCACCCTGATACATACTCAGTATTTTTCTTGCATGTGCTTGAGAAACATTATGTTTTGCAAAATGCGATTTAAAATCAAAACCCTTGGGATCAAAGGTTGCACGGTCAGTGACAAATCCTTCAAGCCATTCTTCAATGGCTTCACATGCTTCCTGTGATTGTGCAAATATTCTTTCTTGAATTGTAGGAACATGTACATTTTTAGCAATACTCTGACCATCTTCTTGAGCTTTTGTTTCAATTAAAACTGAAGCTTGCTCAAGGAGATTTTCAATCAGTTTTTTGATACCAGTTTTATAAGCTTCTGGTACAATTTCTGGATTTTGAGTTAACATTTCCACAGTAGTTGGCCAGTGACTGCCACTGCAAATTTTCCAATCAGGAAGTTTGTTAATAGCAGCCGCTTGTTCTTTGGTACAATTCTTTTTTATGTACTCTTTGACTTTCATTAACCAGTCTTTGCTCTCAATTTCATGATGAACAAAATGCTTTGCCTTATGCCAATTATCAGTGGGCATCAAACCATAGCCACTGAGTCTACGGCTCACTCTTACTGTTTTTTTCTTCTTGGGTGCGGTAGTTCTCTTGGCCATGGTTATCTCCTTTTAGTATTTAATGTTAACATAAGGGCTACGGCTGGTGCGGTATGCCTTTTCATGTTCCATTGCACAGGCCTGTGCTTCTTGAATATCATCAAACATGGACTTACTTAGTTTATTTCTAAATTTGTCAAGGCTTGCTGGATCTGGAATCACGTCCCATTGCATTTCAGGACAATCCTTCCAGTCGTTGTAGTGGAAACTGCTGCATACTCTGCCTTTGGATTTCTTCCTGAGTTCTTTTTCAAGTCTATTATAAAACGGAGGCCAGCTTCCTGGAAATGTTGCAATGGCCAACAGGTAGTGATCAACAAATACACCCACTGCCATTTTATACTTTGCTACTTCCAACAGTTTATGCTCAGTGATGTCATTAAAGGTGCCACCAAATGTCGCTTTGCTATTGTCTGATGACATTGTAACACTGTTTGTTTTGATTTCCCAAGGAGCAGCATTGTCGTCATATGCATCGGGACCATTGATATCCTTGCAGTGGAACAGGTCAAGAACAGCTGACACCATTTCCTCTTTGGCAAAGTAACTGGTGGGACTTCCCAGAGTATGTTTTAGTAGGTCAACGTAGCTGGATTTCAAAGTGCTGTCAGTATGAGCATCAAGTATTTGATTGATGTTGAACGGATCAAACATTGTTGTTTTTGTTACGTTCATATTTGCTAATTTAGCAGTTGGTGTTTTCGGCGCAGCCATTGATGGTGTGGATGTTTTCCCGTTGGACCTATATCCCTTGGAAACTACTTGCATACATGGCTTGCATTTAGCAGCCGTGTCATATTTACCACCAACTTTCTTATGGTATTCAGTTAATGGTTTTGTTACTCCGCATCTAGTACAAGCTTTTTGAACGTTACCAGTTTGAGATATGGAAGTAAAGTTTAATATATTTGCCTTGATCATATAATTGCCTTTCTATAGTTGCCTATATAATATGTTTATGTTATTACTAATTTTGAATTTGTCGATCTATTTTTTAACGACCGTGGTATTGCCACATTACGGCATTACAATATGCATGTACTGCACCCTCAGTTAGATCAGTATCATGATTGTGCTGGAGATGTACTGGATTTCTTAAAAATCCTTGTGGAAACAGTTTCCAGTTTATCTTCTTTTCTGTAATGTGCTTGGGTGCAGCGCCAGTCAGTGGGTGCTTGCACCAATAACAAAGTCCGTTTTGTTCACGAACATATTGTTCTCTCACTGCCCTGCGCTGCTTGGCATCCGCACGACTGTATAGTATTGGTAGTTTATTGTCCATCGTTATATTTTAACCTATACAAAGTTTCGTATTTACCTTCAAGTTCAAATCCCACTATATGCGTAGTCAGATAGGCTGGTGCATTATAATAAGTATCTAATACTTTTATTTCAGTGGCGTGGTCTGCAAGGTATTTAAACCAGGGCATGGTTTTGTAAGCATTGTCCAAAGTGCTTCCAAGTGCAGAAGTATCCAAGTCTACATCACGTTGGCTTGAGACATGATTACCTTCTACATCAAAAGGAACTTTAATCATAGTGACTTTTGGTCATTTGCAAGATCAGTTGATAATTTTCGTATGCTTTTTGTGCCGCAGGGTTAGCTTTTCGAATACGTAATTCGTGTTCATGGTCTTCTACAATATCTTTTGCAAAGCCGCCGTATTCGTTAAAATCTCGCCATTTCAACTTTTCTTCAAAGTATGATTCCATCTCAATCAGCGTTTGAAAATCACGTTTAGTCATATCAATTTGAACACCGCTTTCGTACTCGAAGTTGAGATCAAACGGCTCGTGGCTGGGACTTAGTGGATCCATACTCAATCGTTTTGGCACAGCATACCGTCTTTGTCCATCTTGTACGTGAGCTCGATATTTTTTCTTAAAATTTTCTACATCATCTGTCATTTTTCTTCACTATTTTTAATAACATCAATTAACATTACTTCGCTATACGTATCGGATATACGGTCATATGCTTTTTGTAAATCATCAATTTGAGTTTTAAGATATTGCATCTTGGTTCTGCTCAACCCCCTTAATGCCGATAAGGTTTCAGCTGCTTTGCGTATTTCGTATTCAACACCGATTTCGATTTTAAGTTCACTGTTTAATTCTCGCAACTCAAATGAATCTACTTCCGCGAGCCATTTATTATTGCCTGCGCTTGCTATAATCTTCATAGATTACGACCATCCTCCCCAATTATATCCTATCTTATTAAAATATTTTTCAAAGTCGTCTCGAGTACCTATCATTACAGTTACAGTTCCACAATCTTCAATAACTAAAAACTTAACTGAAAGATCAAACAGAGTTTGACTATTTTCAAAAAGTCTATAAGTTGTAGCGTTGTGTTTTTTAATGGCACGGCGCTTCCAGTTACTGCTACGAGTATGCCCTTGTGAAAGAATCTTTAGTCGTTTTTCGCCAACAAACTCCCAATCTCCTTTGGGAATATCATCGTAGTTGTTAGTAGTCCATTCTACTAGAGCGTTAACGCATTCTTTAGAAGTCATAGTTTTTCACCAGGTGCAAATCCACGGAATGTTTTAAATCGAGGGAAGCGTAGGCTGTAGGTGCCGTCTTGATTTTGAGTCACAGCGTCTGCCCTAACTTCAACAAGATTACCAATGACAGCATCACGATCAGCCCAAAACTGGGATCGGTGATCATCCGTAAAGCCACTGCCAACATTGACCCCAATATCCTTCCCGTCATCCTGCCCAGCGCATACAAAAGCCCCGAGTCGTCCTTTATTTTTGCCTGTTCCTTCTTCAACTGCAATTACCTCCAATGTAACTTCAATAAATGGTTTTGCTTTAAGCCAACTGTGGCTACGCTTACACTCATACGGTGCGTCAACATCCTTGATCATAACCCCCTCATAGCCACCAGCTACGGCCGCTTTATTGAGCTCCACGAAGCGTTGTTCACCTTCGATGGTATCTAGGTCCACAGTTTCCCATTCCAGTGCTGTCACATGCTTTAGAACGCCGCTGTGTTGTTGCACCCAGTGTTTTGTAACCATACTTCTCCAAACCTGCGGCTTGTCATATTTTCCCTCTTGAAATTCTTTTAGAGGTATCATATCAAACAGATGCAGAACTGCATCGCTGTTTTGCACAGTTTCTTTTCGTTGAAGTTGTTTCATCAAGTCTTGAAAACTGGCACTCATTACTTCACCATCTAACACAAGTGGATAAGGCACAGGATAGTCTTTGATCACGGCTTCAATTTCTCGAATGATATGATCAAAGTTATGAAATTGTTTTCCGTTTCGACTGAACATTTCCACTTTGTTGCCTTGAACAATTGTGATGACACGAACACCGTCCAGTTTAATTTCAATTTGTTTTTTGCCAGTCATCTTCTTTTCATGATTGGCACTGTCGTGTGCCAGCATACACTCAAATACTTGTACACCCAGTTCAGGGCGTTTTAGTTTTTTTACAACTTTGTTTACTGTCTTTTCACTCATACCACATCGAAGATCCTTGATAAGGATGCGTCGATACCAATCGTTCCACTGAGCAATTGTGGCAGTGTCCATACAAAGTTGTATGGCATCTCGTGCTGCGTGACCAGTGAGCTCACGCGAAATTAATTTGTCAGTAAGATCCTTAAATACATTCCAGGGCAAGCCTTGGCCATTAACTGTGGCAGTTGGTACTTGTTTGACTCCAAACGTAATCATGGCATCCAGTGCAAGTCGTAACCCGTCAAAAAATTCAGGAACTCCTTCAGCAACGGCATCTGATAAAATAGCTTCTTTATCAAGTCTGCTAGGATGTTGTTCTAGACGTCGAATATAACAATCAGGTTGTGTGCGCATTTAAATATCTTCCTCTGCCCATTTTATCTTTTTTACTGTGTATGTCACGGCACCCCATTTTTCAGGGGAACCAAACTTAATGATAGTCTTAGCAAGTGCATCACTTTCTTCAACAGCATATTCATATCCCAGGAACTCATTACCAACAAATACTTCCCAGGTGCGTTGCACTGCCCACATTACAATATCCTATACTGATTTTTATTCTTTGTCAAGAATCTTGTCTGACACTCTTGCGCCAACTCTATCAAGTGCTTTGCCTGCAAATGTGTACATGTTGTTGTACATAAAGCGTAACGGCTTGTGACTCAGGTCCCAAAATACGGCCCAGGGCCACATCATCACCCATGCTGCAATACGGTCTGCATTGTACTTTGGTGTGAACTCTGTATACGTAGATGAGTTACGGAATTGGTCGCGTGTTGGAGTTGCGTCTTTGCCATGCTCTTTTTTGTAGCTGATTTGGAAATCGCCCCACTTCATTTTAATGTCGCCTGCTCTGCGTTTTAGGAAGTCTGCATAGCGATACATCACTGCATATGCTAGTCCAACAGCAATGTAAGCAACAACACCTACAATTAGCAATAGCGGATTGGCAAGAATTAACGAAAACACTGGATACCCAAACAGCACATCCGCGCCGATTGCCAGCAAGACGAGTGTAATAGCGCCGCCAAACATATTGTCAGTTTCAGCTGACAAAATGCCACATGCAAAAATGGCAAGTACAAATAAGAAGAACCAAAATCCTCCCAGTAGTGCAAAAAATTCAAACATGGTATCTTTCCTTTATTTGACCCGTAGGTCTTCGATGTTTACTGGAGTGTAGTCAATTGCTTCAACACTCATATTACGGTAAGGCCCTTCTGGGCTTGGATTTTGATGAATATGCCCATGAACGTTAAGTAATGAAATACAATCGTCAGGCCATTTTCCATTTTTTTCTTTAAGACGCAGTAAGTTACTGGTGTGCAGTGGAACATGGCTGAACATCAGTCCAAATTCTGGCCACATGCGCCACATGCTAACTTTAGCAAAGAACCCACCGCTGGCCAAGAATGGAATGTCATCGTGATTGCCAACAATAAGTCGTTTACTGCCACGAAGTCTGGGCCAGTTCTTCTTGAACCATTCTTTATCTCCCATCACAACGTCACCCAGATGATAAACGATGTCACCCTGCTTCACGACACTGTTCCAGCGATCAATCATGTGTTCATCCATCTCGTCCACGTCTTTAAAACGGTCGCCTCTGACCAATGTGCCAGAGGCGCTGTCCTTGAAAGTTAGGATATTTTTGTGACGAAAATGAGTATCACTGATTACCCAAATATCTCTGCTCATTGATCCAGTGGTTCCGTCTTGATTTTAACACCGTCAAAATACTTGTTGGCTTTTTCACTTTTGGTGTTTACTGCTGTAACCTGACCAATGGTGATTCCTTTTCCTTTGGTGCCATCAGTTTTCAACAACAGATCACCAATCTCCACTGTGCCTTCTTTACCAAGGTATGCATACTCAGTTCCAGCACCGTTGAATTTCACACCATATGTAAATGGCATAACAACTTCAACTTCTTTTTTGTCAAAGATCTCAAGCTCACTGGTGCCTTTCATTTCAAGCACATACTTGCCACTGCTGTTTACTGCAAGGCCCACACCAAATCGTGGTGTTTCTTCTTTAGTTTGGAAGAGTTTGCCCTTCATAATAAAATTTCCTTTTCTTTTCATATCATTATCTACTTTTACCAGTCCATACAAGCCCATTCTACCAGTGCTTGCACCTGAATCAATGTATTTTCCATAAACACAGTTTCCAAATACTTCGTTAACTCGAATATGTTTGGTTCCACTGGCTTTACGAACAATATCACCAACTTCAAAATTATTTGCCATAGTTCTTGTCTTTCCTTTTTGTTATTCTAACACTGATTATCTCTGATGTCAATCTTCATACTCAAAGCATCCTCTGCCTGTCTGGTGTTCCCAGGTCAGCAAGCCTGCTCTGGGAGCAATTGGATTACGGCATACTCCCCAATCACTGCCCAGATCTCCATCCAGTGGAACAAAGTATTTACAACCACAACTGCAATCAGGATAACTGCCATTGTCTGCCCAACGTTCAACTGATCCACCATAGTCAGTGTAATCAGTGGGCAGACGTATCAACACATCAAAAAGATCCACTGTTTTACTCATTTGGGCTTAAACACTCCCAGGCCTAATTTACTCTCTGGCTGACGAAGACCAGCACGGATGGTCATATCACCAGCATCAGTATAACAGATCAACCAGTTCAAATAATCCTGAGACCAAAGAGGAATGTTGGTGATCCTGCGCAGCATATCTTTGGGATACTGGTGCATGGCATACTGATCACCCAGATACTTTTTTCCTTTGAGATAAAACCAGGTGCTGCGGCGTTCAAAATATTCTTGAGTCAGAGGTTTAAAGGAAACATCATATGCTTTGCGAACATCAGCTGGCAGTTTCTTGATGTCACTCTCACGTATAATGTAATGCTTTTTATAAGTCCCTTTGGATCTATTTTTTACATCATTTCGGTGAGTTGCTGTCTGTTGTCTACTCAACATATCAGTTTCCTTTCTGTAGTATTCAGCTTCTAACTTTTCATATTCTTCAGCTAGATTATTTTCAATTTGGTTAAAAAGCATTATTATTCTCTTCGTTGTTAGCGGAAATATCTGGGAGTGCCATACTTAAAAGTATGTGAAAAAGTTCGCATTCCTTTTCCTGATACTGCTCTGAATGTATTTTCTCGGTCAAGGGCGTCAAGTTGCTCGTTCACCATTTTACCAAGCCCGGGCCAATCTTCCAGAAACATTTTGCAATCGTAACCATAACGATTTTCCTTTATCCCACCGCCTGTCCCAGTGTTGAATCCGGTGCCGCGCATGACATCACTTCCAAAACCGATATCATGGCTCATCTGATATTCAATCTTACCATGCCATCCAGGATAACCTCTGGGTGCTGGTGTACCGTCAGCCAATGTTTCCCGCCCGGCCCAGTTGGTGCGTTTGCCGCGTGGAGCGCTGTGAGTAATACTCACACTATCGGAATAGCTGAGATCAAGATAGGTGATCTTAACCCAAAACTCATCACGAATATGGGCCCTGCGATCGCCCCAACTAGAATGACCAGATTTGATTATTTTATCAAAAAAGAATTCTGGATTGGTTTCAAACCAATTAATAATGCTCTCAAAATCTGGTTGATTGATAAAGTTGTCAAACTTTCTGTTGGTGATGCGTTGCCTAGCTGCCTGATGCATACGGCTGTTGCGAAGTTCCTTGAGGTGCTTGCTGTATGCTCGCTTGGTTGCAAAGACTTTTTTGGTCCAGGGACACTGATAAGCTTTTGCTGTTTTTGCATCGTTAACTGGCATAATCATTCCGTTTGCCTTATAGGCCATAATCGCTGGCATCTCTGCCTCCATGTCTGTGTTTACCGTTTTACCATAGCACGGCGTTCTTCCATTGTCAATGGCTCTTGTGGTGTTTGTGTCCAATGAGTTGTGTCCCAGCGCCTGCGCTGATTTTCCTCGTAGGTCTCTTCTTTACTCAGATACTCCCCACTCCAACTATCTATCACATCTGCCATTTCCAATAGTGATCCTATCACATTTTTTCTGTCTGCCCAGCCATATTCCAGGGCAGAGTTTGATCTGCGATCATTTAAAAAGTTTGCACGGTCACGCATCGCCTGTGCCAGGCTTTTAGTAGTATCCATATCTATCTTCTTCTTCTTGTGCTACCATCATTAGTTTACCAGGAAACATCAGATGTAATATTGTATCCTGTTTATCACTTGTGGTAGAAATAAAAACATCAGCAAAGAGTAAAACTTTTTGAACACTCCCCGTGATATCATACAAAGTTTCTGGTTCAGACTCTGAAATTTTTACAGCAATGTTTGCAGCCTGTAATTGACGTACTTGAGCGTTATTAATAGTGTCAAATAAACGCCAATGTTTGATCATTGTGTTCCCCATTTTAATATAAAAAAGTGTGCATCAGATTCATTTTCAAAATACCAGTAATGTCCAAAACAGTGGTAGTTGCCTTTGATGCTTCTGTCACGCCATTCTTGAGGAATATCATTCCATCTATTAACTGTCACTTTATGCCAGCCCTGACTGTCCAACAAACTTGACATTATCTCATTGTCTATCTCTTGTTGAAGAATTTTAGCAAGATTGTCTTCAATCTCAGATGTTATATCTTGAGCCGTTTCAATAGTATATGTTGCATTTAATTTTCTAGTTTTTGCCTCTACCACTGTCTTTACCATCTTCATGCTGTTATCCCATATTTGAGTAAAAAGAAAGTAAGACGTTTGTCATCGCCTGAGAACTTGAGGTAGCGTTTACCTTCTCGCTGAACCACAGTAAACCCCTGACCATACAACCAATCTTCAAATCGCTGATTGTTAAAGTTACTGCGATATTCACGCTGGTAATTCCTATGTCGATCCCAATGACTAGGAACAAAATTACTATCAAGACGTTGTCTATCTTTGATCAACCACTGGGTATAGATCTGATCTAAATATGTTGGCTCTAGCAACATGTTAACTCCACTTCAATACGAACCAAGTGTATTTTGCCTCGTTTTCAAACTCAATCGACCATCCGTCTTCAAAGTTTCCCCGCACTCTATCAGATCCTGTTTCACGATATAACCAGTTTAGAAAAGATAGCTGACTATTGCCTTCATCATGATTAATCCAAGCAGTAATCAGCGGATGCTGACTAACGCTGTGATATGATGACGGGATACGATATTTCATTCTCAACTCCATCGTAAGATAAACGCAGTATAATGCTTCTCACTTTCAAAGTCAAGATACTTCCAAGCCGTTGAGCCACTGCCGTTACGTGGGGATATATTGTACTTCTTTTTCCAATTGTATTCCAAAACATTCCAATATCGTCGAGGTGCAGTGCGTGAAAGATGAGCAGCACCCCCCAAACTAAGAACCAATGCCTCGTGGGCACGATGAAATTGTTGCGTTACGTCTACAATGGGAACTCTATAGGTCATGACCATCTTAATGCAAAAAGAGTTGCATCCCTGTCATATGCAAAAACAAATCTGGTGTTGATCATTACAAATGATCCAGGCTTGAGGTTAGCCGTACACCAACGTTTTGCTGGAATGGCATTCATAACTGATACTGTAACTAAAGTATATCCTAATTTAACAACATCATCAATTTTGTGATATGTTTTACGGTTATAAACTCTTAAGAAATGTTGATAATGTACTTTTTTCATTTTTAAATGATCCAATGTCCAGTTAGAATTAAAAATTTGGCCAACTGGTCCTGTCATAGGTTGCACACCGATGAGATTGCTAGCAATGATGTTGGGCATTACACGTCGGATCATTGGCAATAACACCTGTGCAGTTGCAGTTACAGCAGCAGCTTGAGATTGATTGTACATCATGTTTTTTGCTGTCCCAGAGTGTAATCCCATCCTTTACCACCCATGGCTTCAAGTGTTTTCCATTTGTTGGCTTCTTGTTGGCAACTGTCAGGTTGTCCTATTGATCCTACCATGGCGCCACACTGGAGACATCTGTACCCCATTTCACTGGGGGTATCAAATATTGCGAGTGCAGCACATGGTAAAAAAATATGATTTGGCGTATTCATGACCACCTCAGTGTAAATAGTATATAATCTCGTTCGTCCTTAAATCCAAAAAACAGTTTGTCGTATCCACCAATGCCGTTGGGTAGATATTGACCCATATGATCCATTATCACACGTTCCCAATGCCAACGATACTTTTTCTTACAGTTACGATCACACCACTCTCGAATATGATCGGCGTTTTCTATTGGACCCCACATAGGTTCAAACACAGTTTCCAAATGACGAAACGGTACTAATGCTATGTAGGGATAACCAAACAGTTGATCTCGTACAGTGTAACCAGGTGCGTAGTAATCCGGATCATTGGCACGGAAATACTGTTCCCAGTGCTTGTACCCACTCTTGTGTGGTACTTTGTCCCAACGCCATTCAAGTATCCTGTACTTGATCCACAGTAGAGGATTTTTCGGTCTTATGTTGTTCACGGTATCGTTTCATCTCTTGTAGTTGAAGGTAGTAATCTTCAAATGGAACAGGTTTGGATTTTAATTGAATAGTGAGCATCTCTATTTTTGTAACCTGTGGACGGTGTTCTCTGATGTTTTTTATCTCTGTGATTCGATCAGTTTTCGTATCTACTTTCCAGATACGATGACTCTGACTGTCCATGTTTTGCTTGTTTTTTACATCAGTGTCCACTGGCATAGAATAATACTCATACCCGTTGCAAGTTTTTACTTCGTAGTATTCAACAATCCGTGCCATTAACTGTAATGTACCAAGTTTACCAGACGCCAGGGCTTGCTGTTGAGCCATTCAAACTGATCAGGATACAGTTTTTTAAACTTGTTCATATAATCCCAGTGCATTTGATCAAGTACATTATGACTGATATCGACTTCGTTTGAGTTGTACATTTCTCCCCAACGGCTGTCGCCACTATCATACAGTTGAACACCGAATACCATATACTCACAGCTCATACCATCTGTAAGAATATCTACGTCATCTGCAGGATCCAGTTTCATATCGTAAATTTCTTCAATGCGATCACTTACTGCTTCATTCCACTCAGTGCGAACACCCCAGTACGAATATACGTTTACATTAATACCCATTAGAACGTGTGCCTTTCGATGCAAGGAGTTTCAAAATCACTTTTCCAAATCTGCCAGAATTTCTTTGGTGCTGGAATTACTTCGTTGATCCATCCGTCTATCAATTCTTTGAAACGGTCTTGTGCTTCTTTTCTAGTGGAAAAGCCACTGCCTTCCCAAACTGTATCTTTATATGCATATTTGTAACCGTGTGTGTTATTACCCATCTTTATAGTCTACCTTCTTTGCCATTTTTGCTACACGCACAAGATTATTTGCCCAACTGCCCTTGACTGTAATATAGTGTAGTTCGCCGATTTCGCCAAACACTTTTTCATACTCAAAGTTAAAATCTATTTCATCTTCCATTAACAGTTTCACAAACTCACGGATTTGCTGGTTGTCACGGAAGTAGAATTCCAGTTCCCAAGTGCAGATACTTGCTCTGCCGTTTACTACTGGTTTGTATTCAGGTTTATTCATGTTTTATCCTTTGTTGTGTGATTGTAGCAATATCAGTATCAGTTGTCAACTGCCATAATCACAGATATCCTTAAATCCATTATTGATTTATTGTGTTGTGATTAACTGCGTTAATCAGTTAATGATTTCATTTCATTCAATCATTAACATTTTCTTTCTTTTGTGATATTCTATCTAGATTTTGATTCACACTTAGCCTTCTTACAGGCTAAGAAAAAAAGTTACTCTATCTGAGTTTCTTCAACACTCTCATATTCAAAAACCTATTATCGTAAGGGAAAGGCGGTTGCGCGGTACCTTTTTACATTGTGCTCTAACAACGCGGACTCACAAGACAGCAATATGAGCAACTGTCTTGCAATCTGTAGGATCCAAGTGTCAGGAGAGCCTACTCATTTTCTCTTGTTAGGAGAAACGATTACAACATACAAAGCAGAGTCAAGCTCTACTAGGAACAACGCTAGATCCGCTCCAGTACCAGGGTACAGTAGCTCAAAGCGTCCACACTAGGTGGCAGGGTGTCGATATATAGCCTTGATGAGCCTAGTGTGGGAGTGCCTTGAGTTTTTTAAGTGTTTGCTACTGCACGGGTTCTCACCCGATACATAGCTTGTTTGATTTTGTTGACGTCAGTTTGACCATCTGGAAAAACATCA